GGAGCAGCAGTCGGAGGACAACTCCTACGGAGTAGTAGCGTCTACGCCGGAACAAGTTGTTATGTATAAAAGAATGATAGATTGTACTCAGTGGTTTATCCTCCTACTCTTATATTAAAAAAAAAAATAAGAGAGAGGGTATCTGCCGAGTCTTACTGCGAAGCAGTACACCTCGGAAACATTCTAGGATGTATAAAAAGAAGAGAGTTAAAATATATATATATATATAATTTTATAAAATACTCAGTGGATCAGCGGAGATGTAGCCACTCCGTAGGAGTCTATACGGGTATTAACAATCAATAACTTACAGAACATACTTAATGTCAAATAAATACACTACCACTTTTTCCGTTTTCAATCGTATATACTAGTATAAGCTAGAATACTAGCAGCTACTCAGTAGCCTCTCAAAGAGAGTAGGGCTGAGAGAGAACAAATAGGGTTTTATTTATTTTAATATAAAATAAAACAACTAATAATTAACTGCGAAGCAGAAGTGTTCTGCGTACGCAGCATCTACTAACACCTACTAGGAGGAATCTATGGATGAGAGTGTGATTAAGCCAGGAATGACTACCTCCACTAAAACTTTCCTAAAGAAGTTAATTGATGTAGACGTAATACCACCTGATAATGGAAAGAAGTATACTGCTGCGAATAATACATTCCATGTTGGGAAAGGTAAGTTAGTTCGAATTAGTGAGAGACAGAGAAATCTAGCAGTTATATTTGCTACAGAACCAACAACTTCCATTACCTACGCTCTGATTAGGGCTGGATATGATTTGAATTACGATAGTTGGGATGGCTCAACTACAGCTCCTATGGTTAGAAGTGAGTTGGATAGGAAGTATAGAAGGGTCTATACACAGAAAGCACTAGCTCTTCAGACACATATCCAAGAGGATGCTTGTGAAGCCCTTAACATTGATGCAGCATGGGTGCTAGGACAGCAGGTTGCCTTATTTGAGGAAACCAAAAGGAAAGGTGCTTATGCCCAGGCTGTTCGGCTCCTACATGACATCTCATACCATACAGACGTAGATGCAAGAATTAGTAATAAGCTGGAAGTAACTGAGAAAGTTGATTATGAAGCAATTCTTAACAGTGCATCTAATCGTACTTCCCTCCCTAATCCTGATGTTATCGATGTTACACCAATTATTTTAGAAGATAATTCTGGACAGGCTGAAGATATAGTTGCCGTTCAGTCCACCCTTACTTAGGGTGATGTATAAACACGGTGGATGTTCTAAGGTGGCCACAAGCTACTGGATAGGAGTTAGACTCTCTTACACGGTGACCAAACACACCTAGGGTCGTATACGTTACGCCATAGTGTGGGTCGGATAGGAGGTTAGATACCTGCCTATTTCCTCCGACAAGGGCTGGGCTAGGACAGTATAAACACCTAGCACTTATTAGGAATACTATGAAAAGAACTAAAAAAGCTAGTATGCGTAAAGCCAACAGTGCCTATGAGTGGGCTAAACGTCAGATTAGATTAGCAACCAACAGAGAATTAGCCGAGAGAGATAAGCGTAAAGGATAGTTATGAACAAACAACAATTTGAATTAGCTCTAGCCAAGAAGGTAGCTACATTCGTAGATGACCCACTTGGTTTCGTATTATGGGCGTTTCCTTGGGGTGAGAAAGGAACCCCATTGGAGAAGTTTAGTGGGCCAGATAAATGGCAATCCGATTATCTATCAAGCATGGGCACGAGGATAAAAGCTCGCCCAGACGATTTCCGACTACAGTATTCCACTTCGTCTGGGCACGGTTAGGTATTGGTAAAAGTGCTATGACTGCCTTTATCATTCTATGGCATATCTCGACACACCCACATTGTGGTGGTCGTATCACAGCAAATACATGGCCACAGCTAGAAAAAGCTACATGGCGAGAGTTAGCTCTATGGCGTAGTAGGATGATTAATGGGCATTGGTTTGAGCAGACTTCTAATCGTATATTCCATGTAGACTACAAGGCAACCTGGGGTGTAGATGCTCTAAGCAACAGTGAGAAAACTCCTGAGGGATTTGCTGGATTACATAGTGATGCTAACCTGGTTATATTTGATGAGGCAAGTGCTATCCCTGATAACATATGGGAAACATCTGAGGGTTCGATGACAGATGCTAACTCACAGTGGCATTGTTTTGGTAACCCAACTAAGAATACAGGAAGATTTAAAGAGTGCTGGGGAAAGTTCGCTGACAGATGGGACTCCAGACAGATAGATAGCCGTTCAGCAATGATGACCGATAAGGATAAGATTGCAGAATGGTCCAAAGATTATGGTGAAGACTCTGATTATATGAGAGTCCGTGTCCGTGGAGTATTTCCAAGAGCTGCGTCCGACCAGCTCATTGATGAGGAGGTGATTAATCTAGCTGCTAGTAACGAAGCCGAACCTATGAATTTTATAAATTATCCAAAAATTTTAGGGGTGGATGTTAGCAGAGGTGGGGGAGATGACTCAGTCATAGTATTGAGACAGGGTCCCCGTAGCGAGATTGTCGGTTCTTATCAGTTATCAGACTTGATGGAATTAGCAGGGAAAGTTGCAGAAGCTTATATGAATGAGCAAGCTTCTCACATATATGTTGATGCCACAGGTCTAGGAGCTGGTGTATATGATAGGCTCAAGCAATTGGGCCTACCTGTTACTGCGGTTAGTTTTGGAACTACAGCATTTGACAAACGTATGTATGCTAATACGAGAGCAGAGATTTGGGGTAAGTTGAGAGATTGGCTTAAGGAAGGTGGTACGATTCCTTACGATGAACGGCTCATACGTGAACTGAGACAGCAGACGTACGGGTATACAGAGAAACTCCAGATACAATTAGAGACAAAGCGAAGTATGAAGAGTAGGGGGTTAGACTCACCTGACATAGCAGATGCTTTTGCCTGTACATTTTATGGGGACAGTATTGTAAGTATGAAACCTAAGGCACGAGCAAGACGTGTTTTACCTAATCAATCAGCAGGATGGACATAGATGTTTGGACATAAGAAGGGATACTATACTAATCAAAATAGAATAGAGTACTACAGTAGTGAGTATGATAAGTTCGTAACAGTACCAGAAGGATACAAGAGTGATGGAGCAACTGGTGCTTTTGATGTATGTAATACGAGCTGGATGGTTCATGATAAACTGTGTGATACAGGGATATGGGATGACGGTACACCTTGCACCAACATACAAGCTTCTACTGTACTAAGTACTATCCTTAAAGATGAATGTGGTAGATGGTTTCGTGCCTTTACTTGGAAGTGGATGACATTCGCTTTTGGTGGCGGTGAAGCCAGAAAGAACGGCATGTTTAAATTGAAGAACAAGGTGAAATGATATGATGATGTATACTATGGAATACACAGACGAAGATTACAGACGTATGGGGTACTGTGATAAGGCTGACTACGAACGCCAACACAGACGCTCAGGGGTGAGATTCAAGGGTCCTATGTCTGAGGACAATGTACCTACTAAGAAACAAGCAGAGTCTACTGACAGCTACCATATGCCTAAAGATAATGACTATACCGATAATATGGAGTACTAGTCATGGCAGATGAAGTAATTATCATCGCTGATATGGAACTGTCACATGTTCTAGGTTACCAGGAAGGTATTACTATTACGGATAAGTATGGTAGGTTATCTGATATTGGGACTAGTGATCCTCCAGTAGACTTATGGAATGGTGGTGGGCTGTATACAGGGCACCCTTTAGGTGCACCTGAGACATTAGAGATATTCTCTAGTTCGCCTAATGACACAGATGGTGGTACTGGTGCCAGAACAGTTCGTATCACTAAGTTGCTGAATGGTGGTAAAGAGTTACAAGATGATGTAATCGTAACACTTAATGGAACTACACCAGTTACTATTGGACCAGAACTATACTCTAGATGCTCTAGAATGAGGGTAGTTACAGTAGGTTCCTCCGGACATAATGAGGGTGAATTAACACTAAGACACACAACTACCACTGCAAATATATTTGCTGTTATGCCATCCGGGAAATCAACTACGGTAATCATGGCAGATACAGTTCCAGCAGGTAAAACTCTCTTTGTTAAGAAGGGAAACATTACTATGAGTAGATTGAGTGGTGCAGCAGGTTCAGCTAATGTAACAATTAGGGTTAGAGAAGATAAACCGGATGCTCCCTTTATAGCACAACGAGATGTTGAGATTACCGAGTCTTCACCTTACCTCTTTGAGAATAGCGGATACTTTGTATTCCAAGAGAAATGTGATTTCAAAGTACAGATTGAAGATGTATCGGATAATAGTACAACAATCTCATCTGAATTCATGGGATTTTATAGAGACAACAAATAGGAATAATATATGGGTATCACACTAACACCTAATAAAGATGACAATGAGGTTACACGGCCTCACGGTGATGCCCTACGGGAACATTACCAGAAGAGCCAAGAAGACGATGAATCACCTGCTGTTCAAATGGATAGACTAGCCTCACATATTTCACAAGTCTGGTCTGAGAATAAAGATGACCGTGTCCGTATAGAACAACAGATGATGCGACTACAGGAAGCAGTCAATGGAGAGTATGACCCGAATACCATTAAAGCTATACGTGGGCAAGGCGGTTCTGACATATACATTCCACTAACAAGTATGCAGTGTAATGCCGGAGCAAGTTGGTTACTATCGGTATTGAATCCACCAGGTGATAAGGCATTTTCTTTTAAGAGCACACCAGTTCCCGATTTACCAGCTCACTTACGAGAAAAGATTGAGACTAAGGTTAAGAGCTCTATCTCCCAGAATGCTCCTAAGGATGAGGAAACTGGATTACCAACCGGACCAGATGGTGAGGTAGCAACACCAGACTTAGTTAAAGACATTACCGATATGGAAGTAGCCAAGACTAAGAAAGCATTCAACAAAGAGAGTGCTAAGAGAGCTGAACGGATGGAACAGAAGGTTTCTGACCAGCTTGAACAGAGTGGATGGTTTCCTACTCTAGAAGACTTTATTACAGATTTAGTTACATTCCCAACAGCATTCATCAAGACTACATATGAGACACAGGTTAGTATGTCAGTGACTACGGTCGATGGTAAGATTACTATGGAACGTAATGAGGAACTAGTAGCTAAGGATACAAGGGTAAGTCCATTTGATGTATATCCATCTCCTGAACAAACTTCTGTGCATAATGGGAGTATGATTGAAAGATTAAAACTTAGTCGCTCTGAGGTATATAACTGTGTCGGTAAGCCAGGATATAGTGATGAGAATATTTTTAAAGTGTTGCAGGAACTTGATAGTAGAGGTTTTGCTGATTGGCAATCTAATGTTGACAGCACAAGGCGGTACTCAGAGAATCATTCAACGGACTTCTCAGGACAAGACGGTTCTTTATATGGACTAAGATTTCTAGGACCTGTTTCAGTGGATAAGATGTTAGACTGGGGTTATTCGGTTGATGTATTACAGAGCCAAGGGTACATTACTTCTGATTTAGATGAGCACGGAATGCCAGCTCCTATTGATAGATATCGTGAGATAGACATTGATGCAATATTAATTGGGAACCATGTTATTAAAGCAGTACCTAATATGGATGTTGAAGGTAAGCGACCTTACTATGCAGCATCATATCGGAAAGTCCCAGGAAGCTTCTGGGGTAAGAGTGTAGCAATGCTAGTACAACCTCATGCTAGACTAGTTAATGCCTCAGCACGTGCGCTAAGTAATAATATGGGTATCGCTTCAGGTCCACAGATTTTAGCATATGTTGATAGGATACCTGAAGGTGAGTCTATACAGGCTCTCACACCGTTAAAGATATGGCAGGTAGTATCAGACCCTCAGGGAGGTAGTGCTAAGCCTATTGACTTCTGGCAACCAGATAGTAATGCTAAAGAGTTGATGGCAGTTTATCAATACTACTTTGATAGTGCTGGGGAGGTTACTGGAATACCTAGAACTTCTTATGCTACTGACCCAACACGGACAATGCCTGGAGCTCAGACAGCAAGTGGACTAGCAATGCTTTTAGAAACGGCTAGTAAGCAAATTAAGCAAGCCGTACGAAACATTGATACAGGAGTAATCGAACCTAGATTGCAGTACCAGTATCGTACAAACATGATGGACCCAGATGTTCCTAATTACTATAAAGGCGATATGCGTATCGTTGCTATCGGAGCTAAGAGTATCGTGGCTAAGGCTGTAGAGAACCAACGAAGTGTGGAACTTCTCCAGGCAACAGCTAATCCATTGGACGCACAACTTCTTGGTGAGTCAGGTAGAGCAGCTATATATCGTTCAATTGGACGTAACTATGATATACCGGGATTAGTACCATCAGAAGAAGAACTTGAGGAACGTGCTGCACAGCAACAAGAACAAGCACAACAGCCTCCACCTTCTCCAGAAGAGCTTAAACTAGAGATTGAGAAGCTCCGTTCTCAAACAAGGATTGAAGACCAGAAGTTGGAATCGGAGTTAGCTAAACAGCAACAGGAAACTGACCTTCAGATAGCTAAGATGGAACTAGAACGTAAGAAAATTGATGCAGAGATTGCAGTTGTTCAGAATAAAGAGAACAATCAGGCAAAATTACAGCAAGTAGCTATTAAGGAAAAGAACGCTAACACGAGATTTCAATCAGAGATTAATTTGAAAGCTCAAACCGGTGAAGGAATTTAATATGGTGAATGATAGGACTGCCAGTGCTATAAGACGCTTGGCACTCTCATCTGACTTCTTAGTATTTAAAGAGCAGCTGAGTGAAGACTTAGCAGCTCAAATCAAAATTCTGGTTTCTGCAAAAGATGAAACAGTCATGCGCAGGGCCCAGGGTACAACCCAATACTTACAAGCATTACTTAATGCAATAGATGTAGGTATGAAATAATCTGGAATCAGAATCACAATAAGCCTGTGAGGATATGACGGTATCCAACCAGACCCTTATAAGATACTCTCTAAGGAAAATATATTTATGAAGAATCAACAAGCAAATGAAGCTGGCCAACACGCTGATGACCTCATCAAGAATCTAGCCAATCCTTCTGCGCCTTTAGTAACAGATAATACAGAAGTACAAGTAGTTGATAAAGCCAAACCAATTGAAGTGGAAGCACCTAAGGTAGAACCTCAGCCTCCATCGGAAAATTGGGAAAACCGATTTAAAGGTTTCAAGGCATCTACCGATAAAACTATTCACACCTTACGACAGCAAGTAAGTCAATTCGATTTGATGAAAGGTGAGAATGAAACACTGAAGAAACAGCTAGAGGAAGCTCAAGCAAAGACACCTTCAAGTCCAGATGAAATGTTAAACCTCTTCTCACAGGAAGAGTTAGACGGTTTCAATAAAATGGTAGAAGGGAAAGTAGGTGGTTTACAAAGTGAAGTTGATAGTTTGCAGACTAAACTCAATCATGCTCAAGAAGTTGAATCAGAGGCTTTGCAAGCCAATGCTCATCAACAGGTAGTGGACGCTGTAGCAGCAGCCGTACCTAACTACCGAGAGATTGATTATGACCCAGAGTTTGCTGCGTTTATGAATGAACCTGATACATTTGGAAACATTAGAAAGGACTTACTAATTAGAGCTAAGCATTCTAATCCACCTGATATTAGTCGTATTGTCCAGTTCTATGTTGAATTCGGTAATAACAAGCCTGCTCAAGAAGAGCAGCAACCTAGTTTTACCCAACAGGAACTATTACAAACTCCATCGTCCACACCTTCGTCAGGCAAAGAGATGCCACAAGGTACTGGAATCGTATGGGACACAGCTACTATAAGTCAGTTCTATAAAGATAAGGCCGTTGGGAAAATATCCCCACAACGCGCTGCTGAGCTAGAGCAGGACTTATATAATAGCCAACGAAAGGGATAGCCATCCCACCAATAGTTCCTTATACAAAATTATATTCTTATAAGGAGAATTAACATGGCTGGTATTACACAATCAAATCCGTCTTGGGACGGTCAAACTCCATATGCTGGTGCCACTTATCAGAGTGATGGTAGCTTTGGATACATCCCAGAAATTTGGGCGGGCAAGTTGATTAAGTAGCTCGGTCAACTATAATCCGAAGTAATTGATAGAGCGAGCGCTGGTATAACGCATCCGTTATATGAATCGGCAGCAATTACTTCAACCGACTATATTATATTTTTGTAGTCGTTAATAAATCAATTCTGAATAACGGGAAGGGAAACTGACCCGAGGCAAGAGTAATACAACTAAGGAACACGCAATGGCGAAAACACTTGGTGACAAATATATAGCAGGATTCTTGGACGGAGATGGATGTATCACTTTGCAGTGGCAATATCCAACGAGAGACCGAAGTAATCCTGAGAAAAGAAGAGCAAATATTCAAGTTAAGTTTACACAACTTACTAGAAGAGATGAAGTTTTATTAAGAATCCAAAGTCAGTATGGTGGTTACATCTACTACAGAAAAGGTCATAATACAACTAATCTCACTATTACAGGTAAGGATGCGGTTAAGTTGTTATCGCGTGTTAAGCAATACTTGGTATTAAAAAGAAGATATGCTGAAGTTCTTTTAGAGATGCATGGGCAGACTTATGAAAATAAGACTGAGATGCGTGAGTATATGAAAGAACAGCGTACTATTAAATCTCTTCCCGTACCGAAACATCCCACACGAGGTTGGATGGCAGGGTACGTAGACGCTGACGGAACATTAGTCGCCTCTGTATGGGAGAAAGGAAATAGAACTAATGCAAGTATCACTTTACAGATTACTTGTAGCTCTTTTGATAGCGAAGGTATTGAAACACTCCAACAGTTTTTTGGTGGTAAGATAAATCCCATGAAAAATAATACTCTAAAGAGATGGAGAATAAACATACCAGCTAGTAAGGCTGAGAAGGTTTTAGGATATTATGCAAAGCATTCTATTATTAAAGCTGACCAGACTTATTTCGTATTAGGTTGTTCTAAGATGAAACATTTCCGCGATGGAAAGAACATCAAAAAGATACTATCCGACCTAAAAGCTCAGCCGCAGAGACTAAGTGAATTGAGTTCTTTGATTAAAGAAGTAGAAGATATACAGAAACCTACTAAATGTAGTATATGTGGAGACACACTTTATGCTAAAGGTTTATGTAGAAAACACTACGACTTTGGTAGAAATAAGAATAAGCGATAGTCCGTTTCACATGCATATTGCATGTAATGGAAGGTATGATTAAGAGTTATGGCGACAATGTCGTCATTCGTTCAGAGCCACTAATTAGCGTAAGCGATTACACTATTGGTGCTCCATTAGTATATAGCAATCCTGGTTCTGCAAAGGTTGAGCTGGCAATTGACAAGGCTAAGGCATGGAGTTTACACTAGAAGCTCCAGTAAAATTAGATTAAACAACGGAGTAAAATCCGAGGCAACCCTTTACCGATTTATGGTTATTACGGGAGCCGCAGAGACTAAACATCTAAAGTCCTAAAGGATAAGTGATAGTCCAAGATGTGTCATCCATCTAGTTCCAAATAGATGACGTACAAGCTCATCAGTTAACAGTTCATTAAGAACTAGGCTGATTTAAAACTTACTTTAAATAACGGAGTAAAATCCGAAACAATGCTATAACCACAATTAGAAGGTTAATATGAAATTTAATACCAATGATTTAGGGTATAAATTGCTAAGCGGTAAGCTAAAGCAATCTCGTAAACACAGTGAACAACTTAACAAATTCCTTGCTGGTCTTTTTGATGCAGATGGTAATGTCCATTTACAGCATAGAGATTTAGTTAGTGGTGGAAGTTATGTTGTACTGTCTAGTTCTATTTCCCAGTCAGAGAGTAATGACCCAAAAGGTGAGATGTTAAAAGCCTTGAGGGATTACTATGACTTAGGTGTTATCCGATTTAGGAAAACAGATGAAAGCCGAACTGATAGATATATATGGGAACTCTCTACTAAACATAGTAAGATGCTGTTTAATAGGATAGGAAAACACTTATATATCAAACATCATATATTTCAAGATTTTATAGACGTACATGAATACTGGAAGGATATTAACAAAGATGCTCTTTCCATTCTAAGAAAGGTCAGCAGAGAAAGTTCCTGTGGTAGGGCCCGACTTAGAAAGCATATTAGTACAGCTTACCTTGCAGGATTAATTGCAGGAGATGGATATGTCCGAGCTGTATTTGGAAGAGACCGTTGGTCTAAGAAGCAACATAAGATGTATAAGATTAATGAGATTGTTCTTGTTATTGAATTACATCAGATGGATGTTAAAGTCTTAGAACAGATTAGAACGGACTGGAAAGGTGGCTTACATACGAACAATAGAGGTACGGTTGTTTGGAGACTCCCTTTAGGTAAGGGTAATAAAAGTAAAGCCCTTCAGTTAATTCCAAAGCTAATACAGTATATGTGCCTAGAAAAGAAATATGAAAAACTAATTGAAATACGAGAATTTCACAAGCAAGTTGCAGAGACTAAACAAGTAAGCCCCGATAAGGGGAAGTGATAGTCCGATGATTAATATTAATATTAGTCATTGCAGATTTAAACCTGATGTCAATCTTCGCTGACGCTGCTTCCGAGCAGTTGAAGGTAGTTGTTGATACTGCTGTACTAGGGTTGATGCAAGGTACTTCTGATGCAGCTAATAATGGTGCAACAGCTGGTGCAATTTCAGGTAATATCAACCTAGGAGTTACTGCTGCCCCTGTAGCTGTTACAGAAGCTAATGCTGTCGAAGCTATCCTACGTTTAGGACAAACTTTAGATGAGCAGTCTGCTCCTGAAACTGGCCGTTGGGTTGCCATCCCTGCTTCTTATGCAGCTGTCCTGAAAGACAGTTTGATACGTTTCGCAAATGAGACTGGTGATAGTGTTTCAGTTGTACGTAATGGCAAGATTGGTATGATAGACCGTTTCACTGTCTACACTTCCAACAACCTGCCTAATGGTGTAGCTGCTGGCTTGGCTGCTGGTGAGACTATGGTCTACGCTGGTGTACCTAGTGCTTGTGCTTTCGCCTCTCAGATTGTGAAGAATGAGACTCTACCCAATCCTGATACTTTTGGTGAATTGATGCGTGGCCTTCAGGTATTTGGCTACAAAACTGTTAAGCCAGAAGGTTTAGTTGAGATGGTTGCTACAATTTCACATACCTAGAATTACTAGGTAGTGATAGGAGGGGAGGAAACTCCCTTCCGCTTTAAAGGAAAATTATGATTAGAATTACACGTAAGATGGGTAAACGCTCATACGAATACACCCCTGGTACTAATGTTCCTGAGGGCTGGGATATCACAGATGAAAAAGGCAATGTGTTCCCTACTAAAGAATTATATGAAGCTTCACTAAAAACAGTAGAAGATAATAAAACCTCTACTAAGAAGCGGGTTATTAAAAAGAAAGCTACTAACTAAGGATTACTATGTCAACCTATTTAGAGATTTGTCAATCGGTCAGGGCACAGGCTGGCATAGCTGGTAGTGGTCCATCAAATGTACAGAATCAAGTTGGTATCTATGCTAATGTAGTTCGATGGGTTGATGAAGCCTATAATGAAATACAGACGCTACACCCTAATTGGAATTTCCTATATTCACAGAGAACTCTAACTTTCCCATCCGGTTTCAATTCCTACCCAGTTCTACTTTCCGAAGGTCTTAGGGAGATAGCTAATGATAGCTATGTCTGGCAGTTCCAGCTGGGACGTAAGACACGTCTTGAGTACTTACCGTGGCATATCTATAAGAATGCAGATAGGTTCTTAGAAGATGAGACAGGCTCACCCGAAGTAATTACAGCAGACCCATCTGGTAATTTAGTTATTTGGCCAACACCAGATGAAGATTATCAAATAACATTTGAAGGTTTTATAGTCCCCGATGTTATGGATATTAGCAGTGATATTCCAATTATCCCTGCTCAATATCATGACCTTATCAAACTAAAGGCACTCATGAAATATTCTGAGAATTTCACAGCCGACACTGTTTATAGAAGTGCAGATACTAACTTTAGGCTGATGTTAAGAAAGATGCAGTTCAGCGAGTTACCTAGAGATAACTTAGTACAACCTAGATTCGTGCCATTCGCATAAGGATACAGACTCATGGCTAACCAGTTAAAAACATTTACACTAACAGGTGGGGAAGACTTAGTTACCTCACCTCTACAAATTGCAGACGGTATGGCCAGAGTCGCTTATAACTATGAACAGGACTACAATGCCGGATACACCCGTATAAAGGGATACCGACCTGCTACTAATACTCTATCGAATATACCAGGGGAAGGACCAATATTAGGTGTATATATTTATAATGATGAAATACTCATGTTTCGTAATCAGTTAGGTGGTGCTACTTCTGGATTATGGCGAACTACAATTGCAATTTACCCTTCTTCGGGTAACCCACCTAATACGCTATGGGTAGAGGTAACTGATGTTGTTGATAGTACAGGTTCTCCTACTACTCTAAATCCTGACGGATATTACGAGTTTGCTGAACAGAACTTTAAAGCTACAGCTTCTACTACAACAGAGGTTCCTATAGATAGTCACGATATCTCTGCAAATTCCGGTTATCTCTATGGGGTAGACGGTAAGAACCCTGCCTTTGAGTTCAATGGTACACAGTTAAAACAGATTGATAGTACATATACTCCAGACGTTCCTCAGCATATCGAAGTTAATGGTAATAGGTTAGCACTAGGTTTCCGTGCTGGAGAGATTGCTATGAGTGTACTTGGAGACCCGCATGATTTTTCAGCAATTAATGGAGCAGGTAGTATTGGCGTAACCGACTTCTTAACAGGTCTTATGGCAGGACCAGATGGTTCTATGTTTACCTTCTGTAAAGATAAGGTATATCTCGTAAAAGGTATGGCTGGTCCTATAGCGGATGTGCAATTAGTGAAGCATAGTAAGGATGTAGGCTCATACCCATACACACAACAGATGCTAGCCGACCATGCATTATTCTATGATACTTGGGGTGTTACTGAGTTAGCTGTAACAGATAGGTATGGGGATATCATATCTAATGCTTTATCTTCAAAGATACAGACCCTACTAACAGAAGCACAACCACAAACGAGTGTAGCCTTACGAAGTAAAGCTCAGTATCGTCTGCACTTTAGACAAGAGATTGGCGGTATACCAAGCACAGTAAGTATCTTGATGACACTTATTAAAGGTGAGAATGTTGGATTTACCCATGCAGTTTATCCGATAGATATAGTATGTGCTACTGTAGGATTTTATAATGGAGAAGAAACTCATATTGTTGGAACTGAAGATGGTAGATTATATTTAATGGATTCAGGTTTTGGTTTTGGTACAGCTACTAGCGAGTTCAATTCATACGTAGTGTTACCATTCAACTTTACTGATTCACCTAGAGTAACAAAGAAATTTAAGAAAGTTATCATTAATGTTGAATATCCAGACCAACATGTTGACCCATTAAATCCGCAAGATAAAACCACGTTACGGTACTCTGCAAGCTTTAATTCAGGTAGAAACTTTGCACCTAAAGATAGTGGACTCTCTTCTATTGAGACTACAGGAAACCTATGGGGGTTAGTAGACTGGGAAGACTTCTATTGGGGAAATGGTGCAGCCGGATTTCTAGAGGGATACATCAGAGGTCATGGTGATAATGTCAGCTTAACCATAAGTAATACTAGTGCTGATTCACCTCACACACTAAAAGATATATCTTTTTTATATGAACCACTTCAGATTGAACGATAGGAGTAATAGATGGCAAACCCCTACTACAACAATGATACCAACACAATCATCAATGGCACTATAGCGGATGCTGCTGATGTAGAGAACAAACTTGACGATGTTTCAGCTGCTTTTGATTCAATAAATGTAGTTGTCAATAAAACATTATCACTAGATAATCCAGATATGATTAATCGGACCATATCTGATGCTGCTATTGTTAGGGCTAATAAGGTTTTAGGATTTGATGCAACAGGTGAATTAATACTAAAATCAGATAATGGCTCATATAGAGGGGACTGGGTTTCTGGTACTTTCTATACTGAGGGTGATATTGTAAAAGATACTACAGGTGATTTTGGTTCAGGTGTAGATGCTATACTAGTTTGCACATTATCTCATACAAGTTCTAACTTAGCTACAGATACTCAATGGACTACGCTAATTGATGTATCTGTGTTAGAGCAAGCCGTAATTGATGCAGAGGCAGCAGCATCAGCAGCCGCAGCTTCAGAGCTTTCAGCTTCTACTTCAGAGAGTAATGCAGCACTGTCCGAGACTAATGCCTCCAATGCTGAAGTTAGCGCAACTGCTTCAGCTTTATCAGCAGGTTCCTCTGAAACTAATGCAGCAGCTAGTGCGCTGGCAGCCGGGTTAAGCGAGGCTAGTGTGTCGGCAGATGCAGTTGCCGCAGGGTTGTCAAAAGACTTTGCCAATGCATGGGCTACAGAAGCCGAGGATGTCCTAGTTGATGATGGTGTTAACCCAACAGATTTCTCAGCATACCACTATGCACAAAAGTCGCAAATCGTTGAGGTTAGTGTTCTAGCAGCAATAGACTCAGTAGTAAACTCTAATTCAGTTGTTGATGTATTGATATATGATACAAGTTCAGATGATGATGGTGGAGCTTGGGTTGATAAGACTAGTTCCCGTAGTTGGTATAATGAAACACTTAATACGTCAACCAGGGGGGGTACTAAAGATTTCCCTAAATTAGCTATTATCACTTTAGAAGCAAATACATTACGTATATTTGATGGAACGGATTCCGAAGTACCTATGTGGTTAATTCATACAGGATTCTACGCTAGTTCTGCTATTTCTTTAGCAGCTAAGAATGGTATTATTTATATAACCACAAACGCTAATACTGTAAACCATGAATTAAATTTTAGAGAGGATTCAATATTTACTAGGTATAGTTCTAGTGGAGCTAATGGCTTTTCACCACAAAATATATCAGATAGACAATCTATGGTGAATGGAGCCGGGGACACTGACACTATTTTATACTGGGAAGGAACTGATGTTGAAGTAGCATCAGATGGTGATATGGGTAATATCGTCTACTACGCTACAACTAGTGGTTTAAGTAGGGTTGGTGCAGATGGCTCAGTCAGTAATTGGACGGACGATGGAAATACCATAAATATTACTGGGGCACTTACTCTAGTAGAGGGGTACATCGTATTCAATGCAGACAACTCGTTAGACCTTAAATATACAAGTAGGCAGTTAACTAATAGTGAATTAGTCGAGTCACGTTATAATAGTTCATCCTACAATTTCTTGAGTTTTAACCAAGGGATAACGTGGTCTGTTGATACAATTCCGTCTTACTTTGATGGAACCAATGAACTGGTTAGGTCAACATCAGGACAGTATACTGGAACCTCAAGGTCTTTAACTAAGTTCTATGATACAGAGGATACTGTTGGAGGTAATATGGTAGCTAAAATCACTGATACTTTTAACAGTGGTATTCTACCTGGTAATAATGTAATGGCAGTACTCTCTAGTAGTACGTCTGGTACGCTGACTAATAGTACAGCTCTTCCTGATAGGTCACACAAGGATAATGATTTTAATACAGTTGGAAATATCAACGTATCGTCAGCATCTACTGGCTCAGACTTAATGGCATTCTCTGGATTCTCAACTAGTAATTACTTTGAGCAGGCAGCTAATACAGACTTAGATGTAGGCTCTGGGGATTTCTATCTTATCGCATGGTTTAAGGTTGGTAGTACTGCTACATCTCAATTTATCTTTGATAGGAGAGCAGCTGGAGATATCGGAGATGTGGTGCGTATGCTTATGACACCTTCAGGAGAGATACAGGTTATTATTTCAGGTGCGACTGTAGATACTATCACCTCGACAAATTCATACAATGATGATAACTGGCATCAGGTAGTATGGGTACGAGGTAATCTATTCGTGGATGGAACTCTGGTAGGTACCAGTATACAGGGCTCGGATGTCGGTAATCCAACAGCCTTATCTTATATTGGTATTTCTAATATTAACACTTCAGCGTTTTTAGGAAGCCTCTCCTTAGTTAGGTTAGGATTAACTGGATTATCATCAAATCAGATTAAAATTCTATATGAGGAAGAGCGTCCTATGTTTAACGAAAACTCCCTATCAACCTTACAGGGCTCATCCTCTGATGTAAAAGCCATTGATTATGATGAGTCCACTAATACAATTACAGCATGTTCAACAGACCATATAACTAAGTTGTCAGGGTTAGTCGTAGTAGAGAATGAAGCAGATGTTGCTACAAGTATTTCCACAGTTGGTGGTAAAGAAATGAAAGGAGTATAATATGGGAGCAACATTTAAGCAAGATGCTATAGATTTAAGAGAGAGGTTGGATACACTAGAGGGTGTTAAGCCAATACCTAGTAATGTAATAGTGAGTAATACAGCTTTTGTTCCTGCCTCTAATATGATAAAATCAGTTGTTAGTTTATCACAGCTAGACTATGATGCACTTGCATTATATGACGATGAGATACTTTATGTGATTGTGGGGTAGCTATGGAATTTCAAGGAACAGAGCCTAAAATTTACTTAGGACCATCTCCAGTAGATAAAATATTTCAAGGTACAGAATTAGTATACCCATCTCCTACAGCTTATAGTGCAGCCATACTAGCCTTAAACCCAGCAGCCTATTGGAGATTAGGTGAAAGTTCAGGTACTGCCCTTGTGGATGAAACTGGTACGTACCCAGGAACTTATCATAATTCACCTACATTAGGGACTCCCGGATTACTAGTGAATGATGATAATACAGCTGTTTCCTTAAATGGAACTAGTCAGTATATAGAAACAACGTACGGTCAGGGAAAACAAGGAACTATTAGTATCAGTTTAATCTTCGATAATCTAGTAAGTACCAATCCTGCAATGAATAATAACCTATTCAATTCCTATGAAGGGACAGGAAGTAATCTGTATATGAGACTGCTAACAACAGGTCAGTTAGATGTTATACGCTTCAACGGGGGAGTTGTATATAGCCGAATAACTACTGCTGCTAGTTACTTCTCAACAAAAGCGCATGTGGTTGTAACTCATGAGCAGGAATTTGGAGCATTACGATTATATATAAATGGGGTTCTGTATGGTACGGATAATAGCACTGTATTCATACAGAACTTCGCAAACTATTATATAGGAGCAAGTCCTTTTCATGCCACAACACCAGCTAATCTATGTCAAGGGATAATAGATGAGGTTGCCGTGTTTGAGTCAGAGTTGACACAGGCAGACGTAACTGACTTATATCAGAAATCAATAGGAAATTAGAATGATAACTAATATTGAATTTAGTAATAAAGAGGGAACTCACATTAGGACTAGTCCTAGCGGAAAAACACTAGCTTTTCCAACAGATGATAGGGAAGTATTAGACTGGCTTGAAGGTAAAACCCAAGAGTATAAAGACAGTTTAAATTTATTCCATAGGTATAAAGCAATTATGGAATATGAAGATAAACTAGAACAGCAGGCTGAAGAACTCCTAGCATGCAGTGAAACTGGACAATATTCCTGTGAGTATAATATATCTCCAGTTGGATTACCACCTTCTGGTTATTACACAGTGAAAGAAGTCGAAGATTCTATACTAGAGTATAATAAAGCTGTTCAGTATAATCAGTATACAGAAGATGAGTTTGGTGGTGGAGTCACTCTTCCTTCACTTCCTACTATCCTGAAGACACCAGATGAGCTTCCAGTTATACCTGAACCAGCTCTTCCAAAGAGGAACTATATTAGTGCTTATAATCCAGATGTACCTCAGCTTATTGATGATAAGGTATTAGAAATTAGGAAAACCTTCGAATCAGATTCTTTAAGAGACGTTGAAGCTAAAGGCATTATCTGGACAGGAGGTTATGAGAGTGCTATGCGCTTAAATGGTAAAGCAGAGATGTTACTTCATTTAGGAATACCTACTGGTAGTATACATTCATCTGACAGAGAACCTCATGAACTAACTATACAGGAAATAAAAGAAGTGGCAGCAGCTATAGGATACCGCTATGAAGTTGCCTTTACTAAATACCAAGCTAGTAGACGTGAATTAGAACTTTGTGGTGAAGACAAGTCATGTATCGTAGCTGTTACATAGGAAATATTAATGACTATCGATTCACTTGAATTACAGCTTGTCCGTATAGACGGGCGACTTGACCAAAATGTAGAGATGCTAAAGACGTTACATAGTACACAACAGGAAGCTTTAGATATGCTTAGAGAGGATTTGAAGGAACAATCCTCTAAGTTTGCTAGTTATGATGCTGTAAATCTTATTACGGAGAATGCGCTTACACGCGCTAATGAGAGTACCGATACTAAAGTAGCTAATCTAGAATCAAAGATTATGAAGACTGCAAGTAACTTAGGCGCTTTCTTTGTTGGTGTAGTAATACTCACATTTGGTCTAATTGAAATCCTACCATTGATACACATAGGGGACTAGAATGGGATATACAACAGAGCAAACTAAACAATATTGGGATGATGTAAGCAGTGGGGGAGTTCTTGATGGGGCTGCTCCTAATAGTTTTGAAGGGAGTAGTACTTTCTCTTCTAATCAAACTTCAGACCTACAGGATATTAGAGACACTGGATATGTTGATAGACAAGCAGCAATGGATTTCACAGATAAGTATGACAAGGATGCAAACAAGGCAGGATTCTTATCGGATAGGTTAGGTACAGTCTTAGATACGAATAGCCCTTATATTCAACGTGCACGTACTAAAGCAAATGAACAATCAGCTAGCCGTGGTTTACTTAATTCATCTATGGCAGCTGGAGCAGCAGAAGGCGCAGCTATCGACCGTGGTTTGGAAGTTGCTCAAGGTGATGTTGATGTTGATAAGTTTAATGTAGGTGAGGCCAATAGATTTCAAGAGAATAGATATCAACAGGCTGGTGAATTAGCTGGCCAGACTCAAGGTTTCTTGAATCAATTAGGTGGAGCTGAAGCCGGACATATCATGGACAAAGGTTTAGCAGACCAAGCCCAGGAAGATAAGAAAGAAGTTATGGGGATAGAGCAAGCTAACAAGCTTGAAGAGATGCAGACTAAGTTTGGATTTGATATGGATGCTATCGATGTAGAACAGGCTAATACATTGATTCAGATGGAAGAGCAGTATGGACACGACAAGGATATGTTAGATGAGAAGCAAGCAGACTTTGCTAGAAATGCTGAGAATGTTTACAATCGTGATTTAGCACTTCAGGTATCCGCTCATGGACAAGCAATGGAATCTGACATGCTAGCTTTCACTAACAACCGTACTATGGAGATGTTGAAGCAGGAGAGTGGTCTGTACGCAGCCTATCTAAATGCCTATAGTGCAATATCATCTGCTGATATCTCAGATAAAGATGCACAGTTGGAAGCACTTGCTAAACAGATTGATGGTGCACTATCTACCGCTCAAGACTATAAAAACATAACTATCACTGGTGCTCCTAACTTTGGGATAACTGGTATATAGGAGTAACATATGCCTGACTACAATGATTTATATGGAGAACTGACTGGTAGCCTTACAGGAAGTAGAGGACAGATATCAGATAAAAGGGATGAGGCAGTCGACTGGTTAGATTCCTTCTATCCACATCCAGGTCAAGCCAATACCCTATCCTCTAATCTAGATAGTCTATTAGATTATAATAGTCAGTACATAAAAGATGCTAGAGCTAATAGTAGAGATGCTAGTGAGAAGGCTGGTATGCTTGAGAGTGGCTTTACTGAGGGTATGGGTGAAGTTTCAGCTATTGATAATGCTTTTGATATGGCGTACAGCGAGACAATGACAGGTGCTTTCAATGTATACCAAGAAAATGAATTAGACTTACAGGAGTATAATCAGGCAGCAGTATTTAATAACCAGAGTGTTGAAGCAGCAGGTAATCAGACTCTTGATGAGTTCGGTTATGTATTAGAGAGTACTAGAAGAGAAGAAGAGCTTGAGGATACTAAGGAACTAATGGACTTAGGAAAGGTTAATCTTGAAGAGTTGATGAAGACTCAACAGGACTACCTTGTAGACAGACAAACTAAGATGCATGATAATTCACTAGCTACTATGGATTATGGGTATGGACTAGCTTCTAAATATCTTGATTTGAATCAGGCTTATACCGAAGTTAATACTGCTAATCAATTTAGATATGACTCTTCGCTCCAAGCAGTAAAACATGCAGATGATATAGATATGTTGTATATGCGTTCTTCTAATGAATTAGCTAATAGGATACTAAGAGATAAGTCAGGATTACAGAAACATTACCTAAATGGGTATGCTGGTATTATGTTATCTGATTTGCATCCTGAGGATAAATATGACCTGTTAGTAGGACTTGGTAATAGCATACAGTCTGCAACTGATGACGTAGTAAGTAATCAATTTCTGAAGATAGAAGACAATCCATATGGCATAAGTTTTATTGATAACTTGACACCGTATAACGTAGGCGATAGGGAAGACAGTCAGTTTGTTTGGGATATAGATGATGCTATACATGAGTATAAAGATTTAGATAGACTCTCTGGTAATATTATGGATAACATACATGGAGAGACCACCCACCAAGAACGAGATATGATTCCACTATGGTCAACTATCACAGATGATTTACTTCCTGAGCTATCCAGATTGAACTTACCGAATGCCAGTCCTGAGGATAAGCAGGCATTCACTGATAAGATGGAATTCTATAAAGTTAATAAGAGTAAGTATGTATCAAGTGATTCTACTACTGAAGAGCTAGATGAGTTCTTTACAGATATGTTTTATATAGGAAAGGTTAGAGATGACTTTGGAAGGCTACAGAATTCATTTGAGATAATACCACCAAGACAGGGTATAGACCATATATGGGAGAGTGACAGTAGGGAGTTACTAAAAGTTCCAGTTATGCAGAAAGGAAACCAGATGTACTATGATGACCTATACGCACGCTATGATGCTGCTCTAGCAGATGGTATTAATTACTTAGATGTTCCGGATGGGTACAAAGAAGCTAAAGCTGCATGTATCTACCCGAGTATGTGGAGGAATGGGAAATGTGTATCTACATACTAGGAGGCTGTATTGAAATTTGAAATTGAACAACTAGAACCGATGTTAGAGTTACTTGAGGAACATCAAGCTAAAGACTCCAAAGGTTATTTTAGTAAAAGAAAAGTTAGGTTACTCCTAGAGAGGGAGGTAGATAACCCTAAAACATTAATACTTACCAACAAGGAGGTATCGGCTGTACTAATATTCATGCTAGTTGAAAGTCACTTCTCAACACAGAGTAGTATACAGGAAGCTTGTTTCTATTCACGAACAGCTGGTAGCGGATTCAGACTATTGAAAGAAGCTCAACCATGGATTGATAGATGGGGAGATGGGGTTCTATATCGTACATTTGTTTCTACTGGGACAGAGGCAACTAATAAGATGTTGGAGAGATTTGGTATGGAACAGATAGGTGTAATATTTGATATGAGAGGAAAAGAATAATGGCTTCAGCTACAATAGGGACAATCATTACTTATGCTATGACAGCATACAGTGCAGTTAGTGCAGTTAAAGCTCTGAAAGATGGTAACATCATGGGAGCTATAGCTGGTGGATTTGGTGCGTATATGGGTTTATCTAGTACAGGTGCATTCGGTACACAGGTTGCAGGGGATGCCACATCACTCTCGGCCGAAGTTGGTGGCCAGTCATTTGCAGAAGCTTCTGGTGCAGGGTTTCTTGACTCTGCTGGCATGACCTCCAGTGTATTCGATGGAGCTGTAACAGGTGGCATAGGAGATGTTGTTGGGTCTGTTGGTGATACAGCTATTGGTGGACTAGTAACGGGTAGTGGTGCAGCAATTAGTCCAGAGGTAGGTCAAGTATCTAATCTTGCATCTAAGAGCGAAGGTGGTTTCCTAAGTAACTTAGGAGATTCAATTGGGGAAGGCTGGGATAGTGTGCTGGAAACAGGTAAAGGTGTTGTCGATTCTGTTGGAGATTTAGTATCGACTGAAGATGGTTCTCTGCTAGCTAAAGCTGGTGAAGCTGTTGGAGGTAAGCAGAACTTATTCAATATGGCTAAGATGGGAGCTGGATACTTACTAGATAAGAAGAAACAGGATGACCAGTTAGAGTTCCTTGAAGACCAAGAAGCTCGTAAACGTGCAGACTTAGAAGCCACACGTGCTCGTAAGGGTGCGGCACCAACATACGTATATGACTTTGGTCGTAGTAGTCGACAAGCAGCAGGAGCTTAATATGGACCCGGAAATCATTAACCAAGTACAACCACTATTTCAAGAAGCTTATAGCGCAATCTACGTAGATGGTGCATTTGATTCTATGGCAGATCAAGTAGAGGCTGCTGGTGATAGTGTTATGCCTATCTCTCAGCTAGTGAGTAAAATTATAGATTCGACAGTTAAAGATGCTGGTGTAACAGACCTTAATGTTTTATTTGCACTGGCTGTCTTACTAATAGCAGACTTACTTGAGTCTTTGGAGAAGGTTGGAATCACATCGGAAGGTGTTCCATTTGACGAAATTATAAATAGCACAATGCAGATGGTTCTCTCTACTAACCCAGACATAGCAGCTTTAATTCAACAGGACCCAGCTATCCAAGAGATGATGTCTAAGGTAGGAGGACAGGAAACACCAGCTACCGATGTAGCACCTCAAGGTGTACTCTCAGGTGGCCCAATAGAAGGGGAAGTATAATGGCAGCACCAAGTATGTCAGGATTCAGTAGTCTAGGCGATATCCGTACACAGGATGTTGTAGGTAGTACTGGAGCACAAATGGCGGCTGTTTTAGATAATGGAGCTAATGCTAATCTAGCAAGTAGCTTACGTAATTCAGCTATGGATAGCTGGAAGAATGCAGCTATTGAGAAGAGACAAATTGCGGCCGAAGGCAGAGCTAGTACTAGGCAGATTGATAAAGAAGGTAGGGCATTAGAAGCTCAGCTGGGTAAGGAAGAGCGTATGGGTTTGATGGACCAAGCTGAACGAGACAGAGTAGATGCCCTGTACGATGACCCTGCTTCACGTGAGAGTAAGAAACTTGCACTTGATACAGCCAAGGCTGAGGCTAGCATTGCTAAGGAGAGAGCAGCAGCTAGTAAGTACTCAGCGGAAGGAGCAGCAGCTACTTCAAGAGCACAGACAGCTAGGGATAGTGCTAATAGTCCACGTAAGTCTGGTAAAGCAAACAATACCTATAAGGATAAACCTGTTAAACTTAATGATGTACAGAAAGCTCAGCTTAAAGACTTGAACACAGAGTTAGAAGCACTAATCCCAGGTGATGATGATAAGAGGATTAAGCAAATTCGTGGTGCTAAGAATGCTATTTATATGGCAGCGGACCCTGCAGCTAAAGAGAAGTATGATTCACTTCGTAGACGTAAGGAAGAGTTACTAGCAGCTAAGCAGGCAGGAGTTGGTACAATATCTCCAGCTAATAAAGCTCCAGTAAAAACTTCTAAGATTATAAAAGGAGTACCTGATGCTGATGTTGCTAGAATCAGTAATCAATACCCAGGTCAAGTTTTATCTAAACAGAAAATTGCAGAGATAGCACAGGCTGAGAAACTAAAGGAAGAGTTAGCTAGAGAAGATACAAAGAATAAAACACTAAATCCCAATCTATTTAATGGGGGACTGCTTGAATCACTCAGAGTTCCTAGATAATTAATAAGAGGTTATTATGCCATTTACACCAGAAGACCAAGCAGAGTTAGACGCTCTAGACCAAGAATTAGAAAGTTATGATTACTACTCAGTAATGAATAGTGATGTTGAAGAAGAAACAGTAGAAGAAAATAATGGATTCTTCTCTAATATTGCTAGAGGTATGGGAGAGCGTGCTACTGATTTAGGTGCAGGCTTGGCTGGTGCAGCAGAAGATGCAAGGGAAGGACTTACCGATGTATTAGGTGGTGACCTACGTGTTGGTTATAACTTACGTAATGAAGATAGTGGATTTGATATAGGATTTTTTACACCTGAAGAGATTGATAAGCAGGAAACGCCATTCAACAGAATAGATGAAGCCCTGTCTGATGTTGACTTAGGCTATGAACAGCAGTATACATTGAGTAAGATGAAGGAAGACCCGACTATCACTAATGTTGTTGGATTTGGCCTTGATACATTAGGCCGTAGTATGGTAGACATGGCAGGTATGTATGCTAGTCTTCCTCTATACTTTACAGCCCGTGAAAATGAATTAGCTGAAGAGCGTGCTACTAATGATGGAAGAGAAGAACCTACCTTTGGTGACTATGCTAAGGTGGCTCCAGGTAATGCTGTAGCAACTCTTATGGATAAGTGGTCCTTTGGTAAGCTGATTGATGTTAAAGCTGGTAAGGAGATTGTAGAGCAGGCTGGTAAGGGTGCCCTTACTAAGGAGATTGGTAAGCGTATACTGAAAGAGAGTGCTACTGAAGGTTTGGTACAGGAACCTGCTGAATATCTCACTACTCATGTCGGTACTGAGAAAGGTGTTGATGTTGGTGAACTGGGTGATGTAGCTTTAGGTGGTGCTATTGGTGGAGCATTCGGTGGTGGTCTAATTGGTGGACCAGCAGCAGCTATCCAACAGAAAGCAAACAATGAGAGATTGGCTGCTGAACGTAGTGCAGAGTTAGCTGCTAATAATGCAGAACTAGATACCATTCTACAGAACGATATAGCTGTAGATGTATTTCAAGAGTTCACACAAGTTGACCAGGATACTGCTCCTGCTCGTGCAGCTGACCAAGAGATATTAGCAACTATGGGAGAGACCACAGCTGCCCCTCGTTCTGGTGTTGTTACAAACGAAGCTGAACCATTAACAGTTAACATGCCTGCTGATGTTACTCCAACCCTTAAACCGTCTGCTGAAGAAGTAGTTGAAGTAGAAGCTCCAGTTACCACTAATGATATTGTCACTCAGGCAGAGACAGAAGCAGTTAATCTTATCACCAAGGTGAATGATAATAAGACAGCACGTAAATTAAGACAAGCTGTTGTTAAACAAGAGAAAGCTACTAAGGTTGCACAGAATCGTCCTACTCCTAAGAACATTGAAGCAGCCCAGATCGCTGCTGAGCAGGTAGAAATCATTAAGGAAGATGCACAGGTTAGAGAAGCTAAGGTTAAACTTAAGGAAGTTAAGAAAGCAGCTAAGGTTAAAGCTGAAACAGTTAAAGAATTAGAAGCTACTCGATTAGAGGATGCAGCATTTGTTACAGTACGTGAAGGTAAGCGTTCTACAGAAGCAATAGTAGAAAGTTTTAATCCAGAAACTAATGAGTACACCGTACAGAAGCTAGATAAGAAGGGAAACAATAAAGGTAATCCAGTTGTCATGCCAGCCAAACAGGTTAAGCGTATGAAGGACAGGGTTACAGCTAAGGAAGTTGAACAGAACGAAGCTGAAGCAGCAGCACAGAAGCAGGAAGAAGATGTTGTTAATACAGCATTCAGTAAAGTACAGGATAAGGGGGTTGTGGGAACACCTGTCGAAATCAAACAGGAATCAAACACAGCATCTAGTACTACTAAGCCTAATGTTGATATTACTCCTAGAGAAAAGTTTCTTACAGAGCGTGAGGATTGGAATTACTTAGGTGAAGGTCAGTTTGAAGATGACATGGGGGATATACATTCTCCAGTTGAAGCTAATCTGAATCGTCTACTAGCTAGTCGTGGTATTGATGTAGAGGGTAATCCTGTAGTTGGTCAGCGTGATGGTAAGGTTGTTAAGCAGAAGTTGTCTAAAGCTGATAAGAAGTTAGCTGATGTAGTTGCTAAACAAGAGACTGCTGTTAAGAAGATAGAAGATGTGGCTACTAAAGCTAAAGCTGTACAAGAAAATGAAGTGGAAGTGAATGCTGAGATAGGTAAGGAAGTTGCTGTACAAACTACTATTGAAACTGAAGGTGAGGTGGCTCCAGTTGCAACAGAAACAGAAGTTGATACTAAGGATAAGGTTGAAGTTAAAGCGCAGGAAACAACCCCTAAGGCCACTAAGAAGTCTGCTAAGGGTAAGAAAGGTACGTATACGTATAATGTGGATACGCTAGATGATGCCATTTTTGATGGTCGTTTATCTGAACCATCTGTCAGGAAGTTAGCAGAGATTTCTATTACCGAAGATACTGGAATGGTTAGCAAGGAAGATGCTAAAGCTTGGCTTGATGCTAATAAGGAAGCAGATGCAGAAACAAATACTAGACAGGATGAGCAGCGTAATGGATGGATTAATGCTGGTATCGACCAGAATGCCATCACGTATGCTGAGAAGAATCCTGAGGTATATCAACAAGCTGAGAATATAAAAGCTTCTGAGGATGTTTCTTTTGTAGAAGCAGCTAAGAACGCTATTGAGCAGCACATGGCTGATGGGCTTACTAGAGAAGCCATCAATTTAAATTATAAGATTGACAATCCATCTTCAGTCAAATTAATGAAGGAAGCATTCATTAAGGCATTTGGTACTGACTTTACTCAGGGTACTGGCAATGTACGTATTGTTAATACAGCAGCAGACCTGAAAGATTTTGAAATAGATAATCGCTCTGCTGATGTTACAGCTTTTATTGATGGTCAAAATAAAATAACCATTATTGCAGACAGAGTTACTAAAGGTGAAGAAGTTAGTTTGTTGATGCATGAGAAAGGTGTTCATGAGTTAATGTCTAAGTCGCCAGCATGGAAGAGAGTCTTAGGTGATATAGAGAGGATACTAAAAGACGATAAGGACCCTGACCATTGGTTAGTCTTTATGGCAAGACGGAGAGCTAAACAGGCTAAGGCTAAGAGTTCCCAGCCACAGTTCTTTAATCTAGAAGAAGAGACAGTTGCTTATTTGATTCAATCGGAAGCAGTTAATGTCCCTTTTTACAAGCGTATGATAGAGCGAATCAAGCAAGCTTTCAGACAAGCTATGGGTGACCCGAAAGCTGACTTACGGGTTAGTCATATGGTTATGATGGCTGATGCTCTTATACAGAGACAAGCTGGTAGTAATATTAAGGAATATGCTAGAATAAAAGCTGAAGGTATTATTCAGGCAGAAGAGGCAGCTGACATTGAGGCACAACTGATATCTGACTTTGAAGAAGGTGGCATGGATGTCAGTGTTGCTGAAGCAGTAGCAGCTGATGTTATTGGAACTGAAGAAACTGAGTTTGTTTCTCAAGTAGCTAAGGCTCCACAGAACATACATGCTACAGCTTGGGATAATGCTAAGCACTTTGCTGGAAAGGTTGGTGATAAGTTCTTAGGGTTCATCCCGCAGTCAGACTTGATTCTGAAAGCAGTTGGGCAAGGTATCACTAGCTTAGGTGCATTAGAGAACATTACTAATGTAACACGTGCTGAGGCTCATGCTAATATAGATAAGGCTAATAAGGAAGTGTTAGCTCCATTGTCTGTACTACAGAAGACAGACCAGAAGAGTTATAATGAACTACAGGAGTTGATGGTTAAGGCTACCACAACTGAGACTAGTCAGGAAGGTACTCGTCGTTTCAATAAGATGAGTCCATTAGCACAGTCTCTCTATCGTAAGATTGAAGCATACTATAAGGACCAAGCTAATAAGTACATCGTAGCTTTGGAAACCCAAGTAGCTGATTTAGGTATGAGTGCTGAGCGTTCATCTGAGTTGCGTACTATGATTGGTACATTCAAGAAGAGTGTATCTAAAGGCAATTACTTCCCTATGCAGCGTTTCGGTAAGTATCGTTTAGATGCTACTGATACGCAGGGTAGACAGTATGTCAGCTTTAGTGACCGGATTGTGGATTTGAATAATGAAGCAGACCAACTACGGAAGGAAGGGTATACAATTAATGATGTAGGTACATTAGCTAAGTTCTCACATGATGCTAAGAGCACTATGGACCCTGAGTTGTATAAGAAAGCAGAACGGATAGTTAGTGAGATGGGTGGAAGCGAGGTTGCACAGGAAGCTCTGTGGAAGACTTTCATGCAAATGGCTCCTAGTGCTGCACTGAAAGACCGTATGCGTACCAGACGCTTCGTACATGGAGCAAGTACTGATGTTGTCCGTGGTATCGCATCTACAATTAACTTCTATCAAGATATCTCTCGTCGTATGTATTCAAGCAAGAGAGCTAATGTACTTGAAGCAGCTAAGATAGAAGTGAGTAAGTTGCCTAAAGGTAATAAGAAGGAGATAGAAGCTAAGTTTCAAGCAGAAGCTACCTTAAGTGAAGTTATTACACGTGAAGACCTAGCAGGTAAGGTAAGGGCCAATTGGTCATCTGCTGCATCTAAGTGGAACTTCGTGCTGAACCTTGGGTTCAACGTATCTTCAGCTATGATTAACTTAACTCAGAATGCTATCGTTGGTGTTCCTATATTAGGTAGCCAGTTTGGTGCTATCAAGTCTAGTATGGCGATGACTAAGGCATTGTCGGATACTGTTATAGGATTGAATCAAGGGGAGAAGTTCTTAAAGGGGAATGAGAAGAAAGCTTTCCAGGAATGGCAGAAGCAAGGTACTCTTGATATGACTCAAGCTAACTTGCATACACAATTAGCTGAAGGTCCAGTGACAGGGATGAACTCTAAGATGGATACAGCTGTTGAGTATTCAGCTTTCATGTTCCACCATGCCGAGATTGCTAACCGTGTTAGTGCAGGTCTAGCAGCTTATCGTCTATACGTAGATAATGCTAAGAATGTTGCACTGGAAAGCGGACAGTCATATGATGAAGCCGCAGTACATGAAGAGGCTGTACTATTCTCAGGGAAGTCTATTAATGATATACATTTCGATTATTCAGAGGAAGGTAAGAGTAGGCTTCAACGGACAGACCTAGGTGCTGTAGCATTGGCATTTAAATCCTATCCAATTAAGATGGCATTCTACATGCTGAACAATGTTAAGAGGGCTATAAATAAGGAGAGTTCACCAGAGAATAAGAAGGAAGCCCGTAAGCAGATAGCTGGTACTATGATTATGACAGCTATGTTTGGTGGTTCTATGGCATTGCCATTGAATTCAGTGTTGATGTTGCTAATGGACACATTGTACTTTGATGATGATGAAGATGCACATGAAGAGTTCAGGGAGTGGACTGTAGATAACTTTGGAGAGGACGGTAGTGAGATAGTCATGAATGGTTTAGTATCTTATATGACTGGAACTAATCTTTCAGGAAGAGTTAGCCTTGACAAGATGTTCTTTAGGATTCCTGATGGTGGTGGTACACCTAAGCAGTGGGCTGATGAAGTTTTGGCTTCGATAATTGGACCTGTTGGTAGCCGTATTGGCTCAGTACCTGATGGTATTCAGCTAATGTCAGAAGGTAAGTTTCATCAAGGGATGGAAAAATTCATGCCATCTATATATGCCAGTACTTCTAAGGCTGTTAGATGGGGAACTGAAGGTACAGCTCATAATGCTTATGACACTCTTATGGAAAAGGACTTTGATTCTAAGGATGCTGTTGCTAGGATGATGGGCTTCACTTCGCTTGAGTACTCTAGACACTCATCTAAGTATTGGATGGAGAAGCGTATAGAACGGACTACTGGGGATAAGAAGAAGAAACTTATGCGAGGTATCGCTATGGCTCTTATTAGTGGTGATAAAGAAGACAGAAGGGAAGCTAGGTTAGCTATCAGGGAGTTTAATAGACAGGTAGCTATCAGCGAGCGTATATCACAATCTGCTATTAGTAGACGTGTACGTGACTTACGTAAGAAGCTTGATGGGAGAGACTAATGGGAAAGATTAATAGATACTTCACTAGGGAAGAGGTAAGTTGTAAATGCGGATGTGGTTTTGATGTGATTGATGCAGAGACATTGAACGTAATTACCGCTGTACGTGAACGGTTTGATAGTCCAGTTTATATCCTAAGTGCTGCTAGGTGTTCTAAACATAACGCAGTTATTGGAGGTGCTAGTCGTTCTAAGCATTTGACAGGTAGGGCTGTTGACATCAGGGTGAAGGATGTTGCACCTATTGAGGTCTATTCATATTTAGATAAGGTACACTCTGATAGGTACGGATTAGGTTTTTATGATTCGTTCACTCATTTAGATACCCGACCTGAGAAGGCTAGGTGGTAGACAAAAGAAAGGGGGAAGCTAGCATTGCGCTGGCCTCCCCTTATTTGTTTCTAACTATTACATAAAGTACTACATTCGCCTACCGAACTTCATACAGTATCCATATCATCATCACCCCAATCGTCATCATCATCTACATCCTCTAACTCAGTAATCACCGGGTAAGGGTGTATCATTGCATCATAGATGAAGATGAGCATACCTACAATCAATGCTAATGTTCCATCCCATATTGATGTCACTAATGCAACAAAACCAATTGTGTTTAAGAAAGCGGACATTAAATCTATGTAATACCCTTTACCATTACTACCTGTTATAATCATTCTATTTTCCTACTATATTACTTAAGTCAATTATTTATCTAATTCATAGTGATAACTACTAACTAACCTGTCTCATTTTCCTTTTCAATAGCACTTCTGATTTCAACTTCACTGTTAGTGTCAATGTATACAAAGTCTTTAAGTTGAACAATCTCATACTCCCCAAAATTAATAGAGTCTAAGAATGAGTATACCAAAGAAGGGTTCACTCCATCAACTGAGATTTCACCTTTACCTTTATCCAGGAACACCACTGTGATTATCTCATTAAACCTCTCAGCGATGGAGTTTATTACTGTACCTATCTTATAACCAATCATATCACGTACCTACCCTTACTTTATCATTCTCAATTTCAACAACGACTTCATGGTTACTCTGGTTGAGTTGTTCAGAATAAACTAACAAGAAACTCTTATTAACAAACCGAACAACACCTACTATCCTTTGCCCTCCCCTATCGAAGGTAACTTCATCGCCTACTTCAATTTTCATGGAAAGTATTCCAACCAATCGGATGACATTATATCATTCTGATTAGGATTCCAAGGAGCAACTTCATTTAGAGAGGTTCGCATGGCTATAAATCCAGTAGTCCTGGCTTCATTAATTTGATGGTCCTCAATGTCAGTAGTAAACTCCCACTCCGTACTCTCTACCATAAACAGGTATACATCTTTACCTGCCCACCCATCACGTCTTACCATCCTACCTTCTAGTAATAATCTTCTTGCTTCACAGAATATCATATTTCCTCCTATTTAATTGGACATGAACCTGTTGAACAAGTCTCATGTGATATTTCTGAAAAAGTTTCCGTCCCTTCAAAGTCAAAACCTCGTAAGCTACTAGCATACTCTTCCCATACCTCCTTTGTTACAACGTCTTGTGGTAGGTAATCGAAACCTAGGTCCTGTGCTGTCTTAGTTGGGTCATCACGTAGTAGCCAGCTAACACCAACATATGTATCCCAGTTCTCATCAAGCCAATTGACAATGTCTGGTACTTCTTCGGGACTATAGCTTACTGTAATAGAACAATTATGGTCAACATAGTTATCCATGACAAGCTTGTATCTATCAAGTTGTTGAATAGCCGTGTCCGTGTTAATGTCCAACTGTCTCCCTCTATCCAATACCCGGTCAAACTCCACACTATCCCAGCGTACAGGAAAAGTAATGATGTAAGATTTACTATCCCTAGGGTTGTCCATGATTGCATAACCAGCTCCTCTCAGTTTAGATACTAATGGGTCTGCCTTAGCAAATATAATATTGTTGAAGATGTACTTTCCTAGCGGTTTATGAATACCCTCTGTAACCCCCATCACTTTGCTTAGCGTTCCGCTCGGTTTAATTGTCGTAGTGGCTTTAGAGCGAGGTAAGCCAAGCTCGTATGCCATAGAGTTAACAGATTCATGGGCTTTATCTCTAATGAGTTGCCACATACCTGCATCATCCTTAAACTCCCACCCCGTGATACCAGTAACACCTACTCCAGTCAGTCTGAGAAACTCATTAAGTTCGTGCCAGGAGTCTTGGAGTATACCGTCCTTTAGATTAACACAGGTCTGTCTATAGTTAGCTCTTCCTATAAGGTGGATAGCTTTTAGTAGTCCTTCCCAATCATTGTTGAATGCTGTAAGGTTAGTTTCTACTAGGTTGCATTGACTTTTATTGCCAAGGAGAATTTCTCCGCAAGGATTGGCACCTTTAAACCAAGGCGCCCTCTCTTCTGCTGACTTAGCATTGAAGAATCCAGGCTCACTCCCTCCTGATTCAAGCATCATCTCAAATAGACCACGCAACTCCAACTTAGTTGGCTTATGGTAGAACAGTAATGAGTTGTTAGATTGATACCGTTGCGGGTTATCAATTGCACAGTCCTTCTTAGCAACTGCAAACTCTTCCCACTCAGGGTCTCCGAACCTGTGGAAGGCGATCTCTGCACTCCTACGGCTACTTAATACAGTACCTAGCCAATTACCTATGTCTAACAAATCAATACGTGTTAGGAGCTGTCCTGCCCTCTTATTAAGTATCTCGGCGATAGCCACTAGTGCGTTTCCTAGTGATGAATCACCACTACTAATCCACCCATACCCGTTTAATCTCTCACCAGCAGGTCTAATGTTTGAAAAATCAAATACTAATTGACGAGCAGAGTACTTGCCTGCTATTAGTTTACCAAAAGCTTTAGCCCATCCTTCAGCAGAGTCACCTACTTTTATAGTCCATACACCATCTTCAAAGATTTCAATGTTTTCATCAACACCTAATAACTTCTCTGTCAATGTACTACTAATGGTTCCAATCTCTTCTATGTTCTTAGAAAATCCATTTAGTACACCAGTGACAGGTAAAAATCCTGTTCCAGAACCTTGCATTAATAGCCATATCATATCAACCACATCATTGACTGTTTCTAACTTAGTGAATGTGCAATTAAACTGACTGGCCTCTCGCTTCTTGGCAACCTCAGTGCCACCAAGCCAAAGGGTTCTACCGGATACAGAAGATTTCTTAGATAGTAGGAGGTCTTTAAGCTCATCAAGTTCAGACTCATCAATTTCATTTAGAGGTTCGTCCTTAGCACGTTCCCACAGCCATCTCTGATGGCCAATAACTCTGGTAATAGTCTGATGCCAGGTCTCAAACTCAGTACCTTCCTCATTCAATGGGCGGCTATACGTACGCCTTGCAACTACATTACCGCGTATTTCATTGTGGTTTAAACCCATAGTCTATCCTCTAGTTTAGGTAGGTTATTAATGTACTCGTCAAGTGTTTCATCTGGTATCTTTACTCGACTAATCACTCTACGCTCTATAGCATATAGTCTAAGAAGTTCAACTTGTAACTCATCCCATTCATCACGAGGTACTGTTATAAAATTGTTTGAAATCATTGATTATCCTTTTTAGTCTGGAGGTATTTACCTATCGAATACCAAGAGCTTGGATTATCCTCGCTAAACTTCTCTTCAAGTGCAGATATGTATGAGTAAATTCTATCTTCACTAGTATATTGTTTAGCCAGTAACAACTCTGTTTCTGCTACCACCTGTTGTCCTCTATGTGTTGTTACCTCATCTGATTTATCTGTGTATACCATCACGTATCCTCCGTAACCGTTTCTCGGATGTATATTTAATTTTGTTCCAGTCATACTCAGCACTGGTTCCTTTCTTTCCCTTCCCTCTCGAATACATGTATATACGTCGAGATGCTTTTATAACATTCCCCAGGTCAAAGTCATTTCCTACCATATACTGTATAATATCTTCTACTTGCATGAGACCTACCCCAGGTATTACAAACCCGTAGTAGGAGGATGAACCACCGTCTGACTCATTAGATTCAGATTGTGGTACTGAAGGGAAGGGGTCTAAGCTATAGTACTCATCAGCATCACCTTCTATCCTATTATATATATCTTCCACTATTCTTCGCCTTTAAATTCTTTAAATACATTAGGTGCTACTGCATAGAGCTGCTTACCAACCTCAACAGCAACCTCTCTTATTTCCCATTGTGCATGGCTGTCTGTTCTGTTAACTAAAAAATCGTACCATGACTGCAAGTTACCAGTCATCATAATCTTACTGATTGCTGCAGATGGTAATACATATCGTGCATCCTCTTTCTTTATGCCACTCTCCGTTAGATGTTGGTATAGCTGAAAAACATCAGAGCAACTATCTTGAAATATTACATTCAGGTCTGGCCTAGAGGCAATATCAGGAGGTGTAACCCACTCAATCCTAGTCTTTACATAACGTTGTGATTCTTGGAGATAGGAGATGTGAGGGTGTCTCACGAGCTGGTGTGTACAGTTACGGCTAACACCATCCACTTCAAAGGTAGCATATGCAAACCTCAATGTTGCTAAGTGTTTTACCTTCATCAGGTGTTTTATACGTCTATCTAAGCTATTATCATCTGTTGGTGAGCCATAACATACACCAGCATGTCGTGCTACTGACCTCTCAGAATCACTGGTGTAGTCAACTAATCTAATGTTCATCCATATCTTCCCATATCATCGCTGATATAAGTACTATAATCACCACTACATATGTCTCAATCATAATTTATCCTTTACCAAATAAAGTACTACATCGGTTGTTACAGTTATTCCAATCCCTCAATATCTATTCTGTAGTTCACATCTGAAAGTTTAGCAAGCTTGTCTAACCAATCAGCCAGTACAAGCAGCGCCATCTCATATAGTGTCTTACCTACAACTCTCCAGTTAATCATTTGTGCTTCCAATTATAGTACCGTCTGACTAAGAACACCCTAGCCAGGGCTACTGCTGTAAATATCCAACCGATTTGTAACTGCTCAAAGAATGTAACATCCATTCCATACATTGGAAAGACAACAAACTGAGTAGCAAGGGCAGCTATATAACCTAACCCTACATGAGTTACAGTTTCCTTTAGTGACTGCCATTTACTCTGCATCTTTAGGAACTGTCGTATTTAATTGTACCCAACAATCAGTACGTACGAGTACGAATTTATACATGGTACTTCTCCATCAATCTTTCTAAGCTAACAAAGTCTACGTCATAATCACTGAAGCCATACCGATTAGTAAAGTTCTTCATGTGGACAAATCCCCTAATCTCCGTGTTATATGCACCTCGATAAGCTTCATCATTAATATAGAATGCTCCAGCACAAACACCAAAGTGAGGCTGTCCATTCATAGTTTGTCTTCTACCATACTGATACTTTTGTTGGTGTCCATGTACGAAAGAGTGTTGATGTTTGTTAAGCTTGTTCTCAATACCACCGCCTATTGGCTTACCGCTCTCAGGATTAGGCATGTAATGATTGAATGCAATACCATCTAACCATAATGGCATAAGGTATTTGTTAAAGGTCCAACCGGATACTTCAATACCACCAACCAGGTCAACTAGCCCAGATAGGTGCGGGTTCTTCGCCTCCATACGGAACAGACGTTCCTCATGGTTTCCAGCAATGAAGTTTAAAGTAGGCTTGTACTTCTTCTTCTTCTGTTTAGCATTCATCTCGTTGATTGCATCAGTTATGATGTTAAGTGCTACAAATCCAGCAGCTAAGTCATCAGCTAGTCTACGCCCTTCACTCTCTAGAGGGGAAGCATAGAAACTTAAACTCTCGAAGTCCCAATTGTCACCTATGTGTACTATGTGTGCTGGACGATGTTTGATAATGTACCTTGCCAGGGAACGGAGATGCTCAAGGTTAGAGTCTTTTGTTACTTGTGTGTCCGCTATTACTAATATATCCCTACTCACTTTAAATCCCCTTTAGACCTAGTTGCATGTGCAAATAGGGCAGCTCTTACTGATGAATCGGAGGTACTCCCTGTATCCCATATAATGTTACCAGCTTGTGTCGTATAAATTGTTGTGTTGTTCTTCCCTTCATAGATTAGAAGCTCAACTCCCATAACAGTTTTACTCCTAACAGAACGTTCAGAACGATGTCTAGTATTCATAACAGATTCCTTCTCTTCAGCTCTTTAGTTAGTTTGGTTAGTAAATTATCTTGTACCATCCCGTCGAAGCTTCTAACATATCCAACTATTATATCAATGCCTTGTGTGGATAACATACCCTCATCTGTTAGATTACCTTCAATCATCTTGACTAAGACCTTCATCCTATTATTCTGTGCTAATTTGTAATCATCAACATCTATGAATAGACTGTAACCCTCATACTCATTCATCATTATTTTCTTCCTTCAACCTATAGTATAATTCTACTGAGGCTACCACTTCATCAACAGAAACTAGGGCTTCATCCCATATGATAAATCCGTCATTAGTATAGAACTTTAACGAAGGTAAAACCTCATCAACGTCTACTGGTCCTCCATCAACATAATAACTAGGCATCTTTCTCTTTACTCCTACGTTCAGCGGCGACCTTGGTCTCTTCATTAGTCTTTTTCTTATGACAACTGTAACAGAGTACTTGGTATCCTTCCACCTCTACAAACATCCTGTTGATATATTCATCCCATGTTGTCTTACCAACTGCTGGGTCAACCACTGGTTCAATATGGTCGACTGCTGCATTGTTCTTACGTCTCTTCTTTCCTGGGTCTGGTGGTAGAGTAGCTGGACCTAGTTCACCGCACGCACTACAGCGATATATACCACGACTTATTCTAGCATTCTTCTTAGCCTGTGCCTTAGGGCCCCATCTACCATGAGCGTTTCGTAAAGCTGAAGTTATAAAGCTATTGTACCTAGCCTCAGTCCAGTTACCATTGTTTCTTGTTTTATCCGACATTTGTAATTTCCTATCAATGTGTACCCCAAGGTACTGAAGGGTATGTATCCGTATTAACATCTAAATCCAAAGGGTTTAGGGTATCGAAGTACATCTCACAAAATTTAATTCTTATACTTTTATTATTGCTAACCCGTTTGTGAAATACCTCTACGTCTTTTATCTTATACATTAGAGAGTTAACTGACTTACTAATCCACAGATTCTCAGGTTCATAGAATATGAAGTTATAAATTTTACCTCTATATCGAAACTTAACTGATTCCTTATTAGCTAGGACATTGTTATCATACTCACTACAAATTATATTTTCAACTTCAGGGTCAGAATTTAAGAGTGTCCTAATATCTACAATATATAGCATAGAGGTTATGTAGTCCCAGTCTGAGTCATCAGTACTACCTCCCCAGGCTCTCGAACCAAACAGTTCACTTTCATTAATAACCGCTTGTAGTAACTTATTCACTAGTAATCTCCATTAAATCCAGCTCTAATCATATCAATGTAGTCTTTAACATCTTCCTCAGTATCAAATATGTCTTCACCACCTTCAAACACATAGTCTACTTCTTGTAAGAATAATCTCTTCTGCATCTCTGAACAGTTCTGATGATGTACCCATATAGATGCCTGAGACTTAGATGTAATACCTATATACTCAGCTAACACCCTCTTAAGTAAACTCATATTCCCATCCCAACGTATGGAGCACGACGAAGGCTATCGACATAATCCTTAACACTATCCTCAGTACGCCACTTCCGTTCACCCATCATGTCTAGGATATACTCAGAAGCAAACTTCTCAGCCCGATATGTACTGCACATCTGCTTACTAACCCACACCTTAGCAGACTCTATACTAGTCACGCCTAGATACTCCAACATTACCTTACTAAAATTCGTCATCAGATAAGCCTTCAAGGTACTCTTCTTTATTAAGTACATTCAAACCTATTGTACTATGGATACAGTCCTCACAGTTTATGCCAGCACAGTATGAGTTACTACAATCGAACGCCCTGCGTTCATGTACAGACTCAGGGACTACACTTCCCTGGAATATATGTTCTTCTTCAATATAGATGTTCATACTTATCCAATACCTCTGTTAGAAAATCTCTAAGTTTCATAATACCATACTTATCAATACGTATACTAGCCTCTTCTACATCCGCTATACAAGTGTCATGCTCATATGAAGTAAGAATAACTGCTACATTTCTACTCTCATCAACCTCTACATTTAATTCTATACTATCTGAAGGTTGGTGACAATCTACTATCTCAATCCCGTTCATTATCTGTATCCTTCCTAACCCAACCTTTACAATAGTTAGGTGTATGTCCATTGGTCTGTATCAATGCTCCGTACTCTATACATAATCTACCATGCGAGTACTTACAAGTTCTACAGTTTTGATTGGGAGGTTTAGTATCTAGTCTCTCTCCCTGTATATTTTTAACTTGGTGCATTCGGGATACTCCACATCACAGGTTTACCGTCCTTTATCTCCCTCACCATCCATAGGAGTTGTCCTTGTTCTAACATATACGCATTAGGCATCCAGCATACATCTCTGTAAGCGTCTCTAACAGCTTCAAAGCACTCACCTTTGGTGTTGCATTGTTCAAGTAGTTTCATGACCGCTGCTGGCCCATGACCTGGTAATCCTGGTATGTTATCAGTACTATCCCCAAGTAACATCTGTGCCCAGAAAAATTGATACCCAGTCCCTACAATGCCTTTACCCTTCTTATCGGGATTCTTAAACTCGATATAAGAGTTCTCATCTGTAACGTACTTAGGACCAAAGCTTGGGTAGTTCCAACCTTCCGGTGAATAGTGCCATCCGTTAACCTGTCTCAAATCTTTATCAACTGTGACAATGCATGTGTCATCTGGTGATTCTGTCTGATGTATGGACATTAGGTCATCTGCTTCCAAGGTATCATCTACTTTAGTTGCATATCTTAACTCAATCAAACCTTTAAGGTCTTCATAGAAGAAAGGCTTCTCTTCCTTACGAGTACCCTTGTATACCTTAGTCTTAGCTACTTCCTTACGGAAGTTATTAGGTCCAGTGAAGAATATAATTGGGTTAGTCTTAGTACGTAATACCCGTTTAATCTCCTTAACCTTACCTTCAAATACATCAACGACACTTTGGAATGATGGGTCTGGTATGTTCATACCGTCTTCCCACCAACCTTCTTCGGTAGCCATCTCGATGTAACGTTCTTCATGCCTGTATTCTATAGCAGAACAGGCTGCATATACAACCCAATCTCCGTCAAGTAATGGAGTTATGTTCTTAGGTAGTTTCATAGTTACTCCTGATTAACACTTCCTTGTGTATTTATTAGACTACTTCTCAGTAAGGTACATCATCATCAACTTCATACTCTTCCTCTTCAGGCTCTTCCTTAACCACTTCCTCAGCATCACCGTTCAGGAGTTTCTCCAATGCACTGCCATTAAAGTCTAATGAAGAAGTGATTTCCTCTTGTATAAATTCAGGTAGGCTATTGTACGCCTCTAGGTCTGGTTCATCCATAGTAAAAATCTTAACAGGATTCTGTAACTCAGGAACATCCATCCCTTCCATCATCTCACTAACACTCCCAATGTTAGAATACTTACCGTCTTTAGAATGGGTAATTGTAACCATGACAGGTAGGTTTCCGACCTGTGTCCAGTCGCCTTCCAGTTCGCCTTCTGGGTCTATCACTGACATACGTAGGGTTGACTTGGCGTTCTCTACTTTCAATGGATATAAAGGCATCTTCTCAGTTAACCACCGAGGCTTATCCTTAATAGGTTTACCATCCTCATCCATCATCAACACCTTAGGAAACTCATAGGTGACACGCATCATCTGTACAGGCTTCTTCTCAGTGCCTTTCCATGGCTTACGCTTTTGTACACCAATATCAATTACTTGTACAATACGTGCCATATGGGCACCACGTTTAATTAGCTTCTGATGTACTCGATTACCACCGTTACCGCCTTTCATCTTACCTGAATTCAAACTCATTTACTTCTCCTAATTAATTATAAAAATAACTTCTACACCTGGTATACTCCAAGGTAGGTTTGCTAAAGAGTCAGAGTGACTGGTATTACCATACACATCCAACCAGTTATACCTTTCATTTCCCTCTACAATGAAAGTGTTTGTCCATATGTTTTCATTATAAACCCATACTGCTCCGAATTGTGTTCCTACTTCCGTAGGTGTTTCTTTAACTTGTTTCATCTTTAAACCATACCAACATATGTTCTAAGTATAACTTAAGGTCCACTTGTATCTGATAGTACTCATGCGATGTTAGCCTAGGTTCTTTCATTCCACAAGTGCGTAGTACCTTTCCAGTGCTCTTATCGTAGGACAATTTACTTTTAAAATTATCTAACTCAGTGCGTGTCAAGCCAAGTTCTCCCCTGGTCTGCATCCCCAATATGGGGTATATTAATTTTTAAAACCTTACCAGCGTATTCTATGGAACGAGAGGCTAACTTAGAAAACTCATCAGCTATCTCTGGATTTACCTCGCATTGGAATTCATCGTGATTCCAACCTACATATGCCCAATCCTCACCCCACGTCCAACCTTTCTCGTTACACCATTTGTATAGATACAGGTAAGCGTAGGTCATTAGGATTGCCTCATCAGATTGTAATTGGTAAACAAGTAATGCATGCGGACTCTCCACATGTATCGGCCTACCATCTAAACCTTTCAGAATACCGTTATAGAAGTTCCACTTACCCCACTTACCTTTACGCTTAAGTGCTGTATGTTCCCACCCATCCCTCAAGTTGTTCAGTAGTGTTTCAAGTCCAGCACTTACGCTTAACAGTGCAGCTCTAACCTTAGTACCATCATCCTTAGTACCTCTCACCATACTACCTAACTTAGTATCTGACGCCCCAAAATTAAAAGCGTAACCAATGTTCTTAGACATACCATAGCTTACATCATACCCTACCTCCTTAAGTACCCTCTGGTTTACAAAGTGTATTGTTGTCTTGCCTTCCTTAGTTCCCTCCAGAATAGTCTTAGTAAATTCAGGGTCGTTAACTCTAGCAGCTAGCATCCTGTTCTGACAGCTATCTGAGTCAACTCCTATCAGCACTTTACCATCAGGAACAGTAAATATCTTTCTCAGCTCCTTCCCAAAGTAAGCCTCTGAGTTGGGTATGTTTACTATAGCGGAATGCTTAGCCCGCCCAGTGACAGCTAAGCCAGTAACACGTTGGCCTATCCTTCCGTCTGGTCTAATGTGTTTGTACAGCCCTTTTATAAGAGAATGTCGATGCCTAATTTGTACCCGTCTCGCTGCAAGTTTACCTACCTTCCCTTCAATACCGACAAACTTATCCTTGTATGATAACTTAGGTGAAGTCCTCTCCTTTGTCTTCTTGTCTATGTTCCATTCATCCGGTATCCACCCTTCATTAAGAAGGAGTTCAATCATTTCCTTACGACTAGTCAGGTCAACTTGCCTTGGTAGTACCCTACAGAAAGGGCCTGCCACTTCCCTAGATTCAACCCTATCCATCATATCATAGAAGGATGTACTGGTATTCGCAAACCATTCAAACATTTGAGAACTATAATGTCCAGACTTAATGAATGGCTTCTTAACTTCAGTACTCTTTAAATCCACTTCAATTATATAAGGTAGACTGGGAATAACCTCTTTGTCAATCTTATCAAACTCATCTTCAAGTGTTATGATACATTCATCCATCCAGTCTTGGTCAACTAACCAGCCATAGTCTTGCATCTTCTCAGTTATTTCAAATAGTTTCTGTGTTAAAGGCATTGCCTTAGTCCAGTCACCACACTTCATCTCTGCCTGTATTACATCATACACTAGTACATTAATCTCTACATCTTCATCACAGCGGTGTAGCATTTCATCATCATACTCTTCCCACTCATCGTACTCAGGCTTGCCTCTACCTACCCGATAGCCCCATGCCTCTAAGCTATGAGGTCCAGCTCTCTTGTTATGGCATTCCTTTGGTAACCTGCGGTTAGGTGACAGTGTTCGTGAAGCAACAAGAGTATCAAATATCTTTCCCTTGAAGTCGTAGTCTAATATCTTCTTTAGAAGTTTCTTATCAAACCCTAGACCATTATGTATTATCAGTTCATCAACTGTATCTAAGAATGCAATAAGTCCTGTGATGTTCTCCGGAGTGAAGTATACCTTCTCCTTTGTATGATAATTCTTAAATACTCCACAGTGTATTACTGTAGCCTCGTCTAGTAATCCATTGGATTCTAAGTCCCCTACCCACAAATTCTTTTTCATATTACACCTACATCAGTAAAGCATTAGGGTAGAAGAAAGAAGCAGCAGCCTCTAGAATTAGGATAGTTATACCAAATATAAGTAGATACTCCATTATAGTATTACGCATGGTACTGTCCTACATCAAATGATTCCATCCACACTTGGTCTAACTCAGTTATGTATACCTCTTCATCTCTCTCAAACTCTTCCATATACATATACCCAAACTCTTCACAGTAATTCATAACATCCTCATGTTCAGTTGTTTCCATGATTAACTTCCTTTATTGTTTCATTATAACTTTCATTTGGTTTAAGAGAGTAACGACCTAGTGAAAATCCACCCCACTCTGTGTCAAGATAGTTTACACGAATAACCCAGTTACTCCCATTAAAGTATGGCTTCTTATTAAATCCATTGACGTGCCCACCTGGATTAACAGCTACCCATTTGATATGGTAGAATGCTAATGTCATCATCGATACACCATAGTACTCAGGTGGCGAAAGTATGTAGCCTGCACTCTCCTTTACAGTTGCATCCAATATCTTTATGTCCTCTACTGCTAACAGTCTCATTACCTTTACCTCTATCAAGTTTTGTGTATCCGTACTTCTTTTCCATACGTCTATTAAAATACTTTACAGCATCTCGTTGCTCTGTACCCTCTTCCATATCACCTCTCAAGAATCGATATATAAATACTGAAGATGTCTCACTTACCTTATCTAGTTCTTCATATAATAAAGCCTGATTTTCAAACCACATAACCTTTTCTATCGGGTCAACTGAAGTTGTATTACTGAAAGTCTGTGTGTTAACATCAACTTCTTCCTTGTATCTGTTAACTACTTCATTGTACTCACCTTCCTTCCTAATGTAGTCCTTCCTCATCTGTTGAATCTTATTCCAAGCATAGCCAACTAGGAACATATCAGGGTTATTTATATGGTAGATGAATGTCTCATGCACTACAGCCATTGCATCATCTTCACTGGATAAACCCCAATGGTCCCCACCTCTAGATTTGTTCATAGCATAGCGCCATAGGTCTTCATAACGGCTGCTGTAGAACTTATTGATTGTTCCAATACGTTCCTCTATATTATAATACATGAGTACTCATCCTATTAATTAAACTTCATTAAACAGGGATGTGTTCTTATCCCAAAACAAGTTGGTAGTACCGATTGCACCTATATTCCTATCAGCAAGTAGGACCAACTCTCTTAGGTTTCTTTCGTCCTCGCTAAGCTCAGGGTCTTGGTTAGACTGTAGGGCAAACACTTGATGAGCTGAACGTCCCATAGCCCTACCTCCTGTGATATCACCTACCTCGATATGTCCACCACGATTGAAGGCTAGGCCACTCTTAGGATTTCTTGTATGTGTAAAGATAAAGATAGTGATACCTAAATCCTTAGACATTGTGGAAAGACCTTGCGCTATTTCCTGTAGCTTAGTGTTAGCATCAGATGCACTCAGTCCTGTGGTAGCTGCTGTCAGTGGGTCAACAAATACAATCTTAGTCCCCTCTGAAGCAGCATACCTTATGTCATCCTGCATAGTATCCCAAGATAAGTCTTGATACACATCCAATATAGTAGCCTTACCTGCTAACTTAGTGGTAGCTTTATCATATGCCTCATAATCGAATGGGATATTTGGGTCATTGAAAAACTTACCTGCTATCTTACCTGCTAACATCTTAACGGTGTGTGCTGGGTCCTCTTCAGGTTTCATCAATAGGCACTTTAAGTTATGTTCTTCCATGCAGTGTACTGCTATAGCATTTAATAACTCGCTCTTGCCTACCTTCTCTGGTGCTGTTATGTATATTGTCTGACCTAAGTGTATACCCCTAGTTAGCTCTGTTGTCCTAGGCCAGGGGTATGAATACCCATGCGCTATAGGCTCTCTCGCCTTCTTAAACAAAGAGTCTATAGACAATAGCCTTGTATTCTTTGGCTTCTCAGCTTTGAATATGACTGAATTACAGAACGCCTTCTGCCTCCCTTTGATAAGACATTCACGTGCATCCTTCAATGGCATGTCTGCAATCTTGACATTAGGTAACACCTTCGCAACTTCAATAGCAGCCTTCTGCCCAGGTCCGTCCATATCAAACAGGAGTACAACCTCATCAAACTTACGCTTGATAGTAGACGCTTGCTTCATTAGAGCAGACTTAGCAGCACCAGCACCATTAGGTACAGATATGACAGCATGTTCTATATCCTCCCACTTAGTTCCAGCATTCTTATCCTTCAACATCTGATATGTGGCTGCCGTATCACAGTTTCCTGAAACAGAGATAGATTCATCCTGCCTAACCATTATCATTCCGGAGGGTACAGTTACACACATTACTGTGCCGCTATACTCCTTCCTAGTGTATCCTTTCTGAGTTGATGAAGTAGACTTTCCGTATAACATACTCACTTTGAACCAACTACCCAACTCGTTAGACCTACGAATAATTGTGGAAGTAAAACCTAACAGGTGGCACACGGTTTGTACAGTAGTAGCATTACCTAATATCTTACTAGAATACTCTTCTTGATTTCTATTAGGTACACTATTGCCATCCCAGTGAACCAACTCCTTTTGAAATAATACAAGTTGTCTCCTACTCATAGACAATATGAGAGATTGGTCAAACTCTTTCTGGAATAATACCCCTTGTCCTCTACGTATATAGAAATTAGTCATTCCACTAGATTCCAAGTTAGAAGAGTATCTAACACCTAGTCTATCAAGTAACTCAGTAGCTCTCTCAATCTTTCTTTCCTTAGAGAAACATCCATAGATATCTCCACCTTCACGCAGAGAAAAATCTGCTGAGAACATAACCAATGTCTGTATTTGAATATCTGTTAAGTCACAATCCACATCTTTAGAGAACTGCGAAGCTCTAGGTATAGGTAGATGGATATGTGAGGTGCTGCTAACCTTGGTAAGTCCACCATTGTCAACACGTACCAGCTTGTGTCCCTCCGTAGTTGTGGACTTGAAGCTTCCAGATTCATAGTGAATCATATCACCACTGTATTCTTTAACTACTTTAGCTATAGGTTTTACAAATTCACTACTTCCATCCTCTAATACCTGTAGTACATCCTCCCCCTTAAACTCATCTAATGGAACCCAACCCTTTCTTGTTAATACCTCAGAGCTAGGTTCAAAGCATTCTCCTTCTGTAATATAGAGCTTATTACTTCCACTGAGGACCGCTTCCTTCCATCCGAACAACTCAGAGTCTTTGATAGGGCCAACAGACCAGAACTTTTTAGGGCTAATTAGCTTAGACTTATAACCTATAATCTTACCTTTCTTCCTGTACGGAAAGTGGATAGTATTAGGTGTCTCCCCATCTGCTTCACTCAAGCCAACCTTAATACCAAATCGCTTTAGTGTTTCAGCTCTAAGTAGGCCATCGTCTAGGTCAGCAGTTGGATAGTTCCATATCTCCCTAACCTTCTCCTTCATCTCTTCTTCAGACATTCCCATCTTAGTGGGTTTAAAGTCTTCAGGGAGATTATCTTCTAGTGGGTTATCGTAGTATCTATCCTGTGAGAAACTGTACCCAGTAATCTTACCGCTAGCCTCATCTTGGAACAGTTGTACTGTTCTTCCATCTATCTCAACTTTCTGTAGTACAATCCCACTCATTATTTATCCTCTTTTATACGCCTTCTTGATACCCTTATACTGTTGACGTGCTGTGCCGTTAAGGTGTACCTGTGTATAGGTTACAACAGGAACTTGCTCGTTAACCCACACACCATCATCATTCTGTACACGCTTACCACTCTCTCTAGTCCTCACCTGTACATTAATGTTAGTAGTTTCTGCTGGATCTTCTGCGTACTCCGCTGCTATCTTACGCAGTGCTCTTGCTTGTTTGCCATTCAAAGTCCTTCCCCTTCACCTGTCTGGATTGTTTGTATATAAGAACCATCACCTATAGTATTAAATAAATCATAACCTGATAAATCAACACCTATTAAATCAACACCTATTAAGTTAGCACGTTTACCACTATTACCCTTAGTATCCAACCATAATTTGTGTTCAGCTAACACATCTTGTAAATTCATAAGTGTACTCCAGCCCATTCAAATTCTTCTGACTCAGATTCAATATCTAACCAATCTAACGTACCATCTGGGTTAATACGGAAAGTATATTCACCAACTGTCACTATGTCACCAGGTTCGTTTATCATTATACTAAACTCGTCTAACTCTTTATATGTTAACACGTTGATTCCCCTATAGTTTTATTTAATAGAGGTTATCGAACATACCTCTAATGGAATTTTTAATAATGTAAGTTTTATTCAGGATGTGACACTTCTATATTTTAAAGATATGATAAGTCCTCAGCACCGTTGTTGATATACTCAGTAGCCTCCTGGAGGTAGTTCTTATCATAATCAAAGATATCAACGAACAGCTCCATAGTCTCTTCTATAGACCACCCTTTAATGTTCATAATACTTTCCTCATACTCTTAAATTTTTATCTTACTCATAGGACGATATGTGTCTGGATGATACCCTTTACAGTATGTCCCATTGAACTGACAACCACCTTCACTGTCATTGACAACAGTACATTCTACAAAAACACGTAGTCCTTGCTTCTCACTTATCATTACACACTGATGACGTACTTTATAAATTACTCTTTCAAAAGTTACTAGGTTATTCTTATCAAACTTGAAAGATATAGTACCTAGTTTAGTGATATCATCTACCATTACACCAGATGAATATCCTAGGAAGAATAAACCTAGTAATATAGATAGGTACATAATGAATATATAAATAAAAGCTTTCTTAACTTGGTTCATCCTCCACCCCTTCAACTAGTATATCATCATATAATGTGAAGTACTCTTCTTGTACATATAGGAGAGTATCATAGGCTTGTTTCTTCTCCATAAAAGTGAGAGCATCACAATGTATATAGTATACCTTCACTGTTAGACATATCTCCATATCTGGTAGCAAGTCAACAACCTCAACTATAGAACCAGCCCCAGTAAAAACATAAGGGCTGCCCACATTACCAACTAATATATCACCTACTTTAAACTTACTCATCTTAAACTCCTTGACTAGTCTTAAAATAGTTAGGTTCAGTTGTAACAGTTAACTCTGTAACTAGGTTACGCTTAACTCTACAATCTTTCAGATATGCACTCAACTCCTTAAGATTACTCATAGGTAAAATCTTATCGGCACGGCCTTTAGCTTTAATTTCGTATGATATCATTGTTATTCCCCTGTATCTTCAATAGCTAGTTTCAATATGTTTTTCCACTTCTTCCAGAATGTTAAAGCCTTACGACCATCCATTTCTAAAATTTCTTTATCTGTAAATGCCATCCACTCGCTCTTAGAATAGTTCTTACAACCTATTTGTATATTAGTATCTGTTATGTTTATATGATACTCACCTGTCTGGATTGTTTGTATATAAGAACCATCACCTATAGTATTAAATAAATCATAACCTGATAAATCAACACCTATTAAATCAACACCTATTAAATTAGCACCTACTAAATTAGCACCTCTTAAGTTAGCACCTATTAAGTTAGCACCTCTTAAGTTAGCACCTTCTAAATCAGCATAACTTAGGATAGCATACCTTAAATCAACACCTCTTAAATTAGCTCTACTTAAATCAACACCTATTAAATTAGCACCTCTTAAATTAGCACCTTCTAAATTAGCATCTATTAAATTAGCGTAGCTTAAATTAGCACCGCTTAAATTAGTATTTATTAACTCAGCACCTATTAAGTTAGCACGTTTACCACTATTACCCTTAGTATCCAACCATAATTTGTGTTCAGCTAACACATCTTGTAAATTCATAAGTGTACTCCAACTGTCATTCAACATACATATCAATCAAACTTACACACTCTTACAGATTTCTTCTCATGCTGTTTCCTATCAGCTTCTTCGCATATCTGGGATAGCTTCTCTTCTAGGAGATATACAACGTGTCCAATAGCAATACATAAAGCCAATAGGGTAGCCATAATCAATCCTCCATAGGATAGGCGTGTATAGTACCTGAATCGTAAGGTTCCCAATACCATCCAGAAGCATCTAAGAATCGCTCTATAGGCGCTAGAAGTCCATCTAACCATATGGTATAACCACTGCTAGTCTCGTCCCAGTAGGGGTTATAAACTTCCAACATATCGACAGCCTGTTCACCTGAGAACCAAACACCTACCATATCCTCGCTGTCAAAGAACTCGTTGATATCCTTGACATGCTCTAAGCCTAATCCTTTTAGTCCTTCGATAATATACTTAGTTTCCATTAGTATCTTCACTCCATTGTTGGTAAGTAATATACACATCCATATTTATAGGTGAATATAGACAGCTATCGCATTCAGACAGCTTACATCCCTTACCTGTCAATACAATCTCACTCCTAAGACGCTCACATGTATCCTCTCGCTCGACTTCGTACTCTACCCTAGTCTTCATAAAGCCTCCACATTCATGGCTTGTATAGCTTCCATACCTTCACGACTGAACCCTCTAGCACTGATGATACGCTCAGGGAACTCACCTACAGTTTTAATCCAACCCCTACGCATCTTACTAAGTCTACGTTTAAGGTGCTTAATCTTGTTCGTAGTCTCACCACTTGTAACAACTTCATCACTCTCTATCACTTTCATTAATTGGTACATCATCTTTTCCTCTTTGAGTTGCCTATATATACTATAGCTAGGATGGGGTTGTCTGGAAGCGTTGGTATATATAGCCTCCAAAAATAGGGTGGTCCCAATATGGGCCTAATTAACTAAATTGGTACATATTTACCTAGTTCCCAGCCAGCCATAGCATTGTCACGAACTGCTGTAGAACCCTTCCATACATAATACGGGTTTATAAGAATTTCCTTACCTACTTCTACAACATCCTTATGTTTAACCAGATATGACTTAGCTGTCTTCATCTGCTTATCAGTTAACTTAGTAATCTCCTGTAGATATTTCCAACTCTTATCAACCTTATTATCTTTATAGACAAAGTGACAAGCTGTGTTAAGCAGTTTGATAGCTGTAGATGGAGTTGAATAACTATATCTAAGAATAGTGTCTGATTGTATAATAAGCTGAGCTGGTCTTTTCTTAACTGTATGTGATATAGGAAAGTTATGTAAAATCTCTCCTGTATCTGTGTCTACAGCATATCCTAAATCCTTATCTGTTACTATCTCTATCATCCACAATACCCCACAGCATCATAGCAGATGCAAGGATACTTCTCTGAATTATCTTCAACAATGTTGTTAGACACAGCAGATATAATCTCACTGTCTGAGTATGTATAAGAGAAGAAGTGGAAAATTACATTTCCCCACAAGTCTTCAAAAGCACATAGCTTCATCCTCTCATTTGTCTCTTTATTACAACAGCTTATAATATGTATATCACTAGCCATTATCTTACCCTCTTGTACTTAGTTGAAATAGTTACTCTTGCATACGCTCTACACTAGCCATCATGTTAGCCTTACCCACCTCAATAGACTGAGCACATTCCCCAATCATACCGTACATGACAGCAGACAGTATCAGTGCTGCAATAATGTGTTTATAGTTCATCTTCTTATCCTCAGTATCTAATAGTTCAAGATTCATATTTCAACATCAATTCATCATATCTAATACGAAACAGGTTAGACTCTTGACGTTGTTTAAGTGTATACTTCTCATACCACCCTTCAGCCTCTAAAGACTTATAAGTTTCATTCCTTATATGTTTAGCATATGACTTATATCCAGGATTGAACGGATTAGGTGGATTCTCGTGGAGCTCTTTAAATATATCTTCTAAGTTTACCATGGTACTACCCTTTGTGTTAGTTGATTTTGAAAGGCTCTCTTATCAAAAACCCTTTAAAATCTTTCCAGATATCGGGTTGAGATGTCAAGGGACCATTTACAAGTAAATGTACATCCGCCTTACTAGCTGGGGTAGAACTAAAACTATCTTATACAGTGTAAGTGTTAAGTAGAGTGGTGTTAGTCGCTATAGATTGCTTCCCGACCTTGACTCAAATGCTCATCCTCTGGCCTATTCAATCATAACTCAGGAGTACAAAGAGCACCTACGTACAGTCAGATTTCTTACACCAGCTACAGAACCCTTGGACTCTTTCACTGGTTTCACCACACTTATTGATTGGCCGTTAGACTTGAACTTGAAGGGTAAGACACGCCTTATGATTCGCTAACTAGGTAGCAGCCTTCTCTGACATCATGTCTAGCTGTTTCCTTCATCGTCTCTGGTCCCGTGTATGCGACTTCTTGATAGATGACTTATGACCGACTGGTCAAGAACTCTGCTTCGCAGCAGTGGTACACTTAGTTTCCTGAGTGTGATTTTATTATGGAGGACTTTTGGAAAGTAGTCAAGGGAGGTTGAGTTTACCTCGGTTGGTGTGTTTAAACCCACCTAAGGGCCTCGCTGCACCACTTTCTCCATGTCACCTAGGCTACCCTACTGGGTGTGCCTTGTCCGTACCTAAGGAAGGCTTAGAGAAGCTTGTAGCTACTTGGCTGTTTCCTTAGTGTGGTTCTATAGTCTCATGGAAATCCTTGGAAGTCAAGCGAAGGAAATATTCCCTAGCATATGCCGACGAAGGCGCATAGGGAGGCCCCACCCCCTTGGGATTTCTAGAGGGGCGGGTGTATATTCTGCACCCCTAGTTACCTACTATAAAATTTTAGATAATTCCCATACATTCTACTCGGGTATTACTCTACTGTGTGCACCACACTACGTCTACGCCGTAGTTCGTCTCGGGACATAGCCTATCCCCCTCTGCGGAGCAGCAGTCGGAGGACAACTCCTACGGAGTAGTAGCGTCTACGCCGGAACAAGTTGTTATGTATAAAAGAATGATAGATTGTACTCAGTGGTTTATCCTCCTACTCTTATATTAAAAAAAAAATAAGAGAGAGGG